TCGTGTTAAAGACATGGAAGCTAAGCTGGTATTGGCTGAGGCAAAGTCTCAGACAGTTAATACTGAGGTGGTAACAAAGACCATAACTAAGATTAAGGTCATTAGGGAAAAGACTCATGCAGATATTCAGTACATTACAAAATACGTTGCTCAAGAACTTGATGCTGATTGCCGGCTTACTAGTGCTAGCATCATGCTCCACAACAGTGCCAGTACTGGCGAAGTTTCCGGAAGCCCCAGCAGTGCTGCTTCAAACACCTCCCCGGTTAAAGCAAGCGAGCTCCTTACAACCGTTGTTGAAAACTACGGAACCTATTATCAAGTAGTAGAACAAGTAAAGGGTTGGCAAGAGTGGTATCAGCAACAAAAAAAGGTATTTGAGGCTGTAAAATGATTGATCCCTTCACAGCTTTTGCAATTGCTCAAGGTGCAGTTAAAGGCATTAAGTCTGCCCTGCAATTAGGCAAAGACATTAATGGGCTGTATAAGGAATTTAGTCAATTTTATCAATCTGCTGATGCTGTACATATTGCATCATCAAAAATGCGAATGGACAGTGTTGGTAAGAGTGATGCACAACTCAGTGCACAGGCACTACAGATTGCCATGGCTTCTAAGGCTTTACGAGAACATGAACGAGAATTAAAAGATCTACTGGTATGGAGTGGTAATGCCAGAGTTTGGGAAGAAATGCAGGCAGAGCGTACCAGAATGGTCAAAGAGCGAATAGCGGCAGAGCAAGCCATACAGGAAAAAAAGTATGCTGATCGTAAAGCCATGTATGAGATGATGATGACTGTGCTGTATATAATTGCTGGACTAATGATTGCATCACCCGTTATTGGTATTACCTGGTGGATTATTACAAATAAGGGAATTTGATCCTATGAATAAAGAAGATTGGTTAAATTCAAAATGGCGACCAGCAATGGGCTGGATGTATATGTTGACTTGTATAACAGATTTTGTTATATTTCCAGTATTATGGAGTGTGCTACAAACACTGACTAAGCAACCTCTATCTCAATGGCAACCACTAACCCTGCAAGGAGCAGGATTATTTCATGTTGCTATGGGTGCTGTACTAGGTATTGCAGCTTTTGGTCGTACACAGGAAAAATTAATTGGAGCACATACTGTAACTAAACTTACTAAAACAGTGCCAGTTCAAAAGGATGAAGCCCTATGAAAATGTTACTTTGGGCACTATGCATAATGTTGCCATTAATGTATAGCCCGGTTCCAGCAAAAGAAGTTCCTAAAACTAAACTAGTATGTGACGCTAAGCAGAAATGTAAAACTGTTAGGGTACACAAAAAGTTAACAGGAACTAAAGTACCCCAGCAAGATAAAAAGAAAAAATAACAGTATTTTTTCTTTAACAACCAGGATACAAATATATGGCAAGAAGTTCAGGAAGTGGTAAAAAAGAACGCAATTTTCCAGCTAAACGTGCCGGTTATAAAACCGCACAAACTGTAAAAGACAGTGCTAGAGTACCACAACAAGATACGTATGGATACAGAGACAGCTACAGCTTTAAAGAAGTAGAACCCTTAAACTTTATTCAAGGCGAATACCTAGAAGCTATCAGATATAATGATATTATATTTGGTATAGGATCCGCAGGAACAGGAAAAACGTATATTGCAGCAAGTTATGCTGCTTCTGAATTATTTCACCGCAGGGTCTCAAAGGTAATCCTAACTAGACCCAATATTGAGACAGGACGAGGACTAGGTTTCCTGCCAGGCACACTAGACGAAAAATATGCTCCCTATTTAATGCCGTTTGATGCTATATTTTCAAAGGCACTGGGCAGGGGTTTCTATGAGTATGCCTTAAAAAATAAGGATATTGAACCTACCCCACTAGGTTTTCTTAGAGGCACCACATTTGACAATTGCATAGTGTTACTGGATGAAGCCCAAAACTGCACTAAGGACGAAATGAAAATGTTGCTTAGCAGAATTGGCAAGAACTGCAAAATGATTATTAGTGGCGATACTGAACAAACAGATATTGATTATAGTGGACTAGCAGACGCTGTTGGTCGTTTAACTGGTATATCTGGTATTGAAATTGTGGAATTTTTAGATGAGGATATTGTACGTAGTAATATGTGCAAACAAATTATTATGGCTTACAGGGATTAATTATGGCAGATACTTATACACCTACTGATGGAATGGCTAGTGCAGCACGTCGTGCACTAAAGTGGAAAGACGAGGGCAGACCAGGAGGCACACTAGTTGGATTAGCTAGAGCTAATCAATTAAAAGATCGTGAACCCCTAAGTGAAGATGTTGTTTTAAGAATGTATTCCTTCTTTTCTAGACATGAAGTAGACAAACAAGCAACAGGTTTTAGTAGTGGAGAAGAGGGGTTTCCAAGTCCAGGTAGAGTTGCATGGGATTTATGGGGTGGCGACTCTGGGTTTTCTTGGAGTACAGGTAAACGTGATCAAATAATGCGAGCCAGAGAGCCAGATAAAAGTATTGAGACCTATATGTCCCTGCTATATCTTGGCCTACACAACAAATAGATTAACTACTTATAGAGGGTGTAAACAAGGGGTAATACTATCAGATAACTACACTAAGAGTTAATTATATGTCAAATTTTGTATGGACTTTAGCACTGATAAGTGTAGGAATAGTAACCCCTAATATACAACATATGGGTTATTTTCAGGATGAGAAAACCTGTCAACAAGCTCAAGCCAGTTTAAGTAAACAAGATTTAGGCGTAAAATTAAAAGTAGTTTGCTTACAGATAAAAGCTGCTCCTGACCCAATACCTGCACCTGCGGTTAAACCTGCTGCTCGTGAAACTGTAGGTTCTAGTGATGCTAGGTCAAAAAAGTAACTGAATACTGGATTAAACATGAACATAAAAATAATTACCTATATTATTGCAGTATTTGTATTTGTACCCACAGCCATAGCTCAGTCATTTGAGTTACAGAAACCAGTTACTTGCAGTTCTACAGTACTAGTATTTCAGGCATTATTTGAACAAGCAGGTGAGCTACCTGTATGGTTAGGACTAGGTACTGATGAGGACACAAGTAAAACTGTTGTCTTATCAAATCCGGTAGCAAAAACTTGGACTATAGTGCAGTTTGATAAAGATAAAGCTTGTGTGTTGGGATCTGGTACTGGTAATCAACAAATATTTAATGGACCTGCTATATAAAAAAGCCCACTTACATTGCTGTAAGTGGGCTTTTTATTTATGTTTTAGTAGCAAAAGATATAAAATGATTTATAAAAGTATTTATGCTTTCTTTACCTTCAGTAGTTTTAAAAAATTTACCTAGTTTATATAAGTTACTAGAGACGAATGTTTGCTGATGGTCAGTTAGTGCTTCTGAAAAAAATCTATAAGTATCGAACTTATATAGTGTTGCTTGAACTATAAGTGGATTGCTTTTTATTAAGTGTACTAACGCATCTGGAGTTAGATTTTTTAATAAACTGTATACTGGCATGACTACTTCCCTGATTATTATTTTTTATATATTATTAAATTACGTTCCAGTTTGTTCCACGGAAAATTACTGTGGCGCTTGCATTAGCTGCAAATGCTAGTACAAATCCGGCAGGACTAACTAACCCCTCAACTGTATCTGCTACGGTATTACCTACAATTGTTACATTGCCTAGATTTCCAAATTCAGACTTAATCACATACTCATCCCCCGCCACACCAGCTGGTAAGGTTAGCGTGATGGGTGCTACAGCAATTACCCCTACGTAGTAGTCCGTAGTTAAAATAGGGCCTGTGGCCGCAACTAGTCTAGTTGGTACATTAGGTGCTGTAGTAGCATTAATGGTTAGAGAGGGTGCGGTGCCTGTAATCGTTATATTTGTACCAGCTGTTAGAGTAGTGATCACACGATTGCCTGTGTCAGTTACTGCTCCAGTACTAGTTAACGTTGCAAACGTCGGATTTGCTGTAGTCGCTACACTTTGGGGTAAATCAATTACCCCTGCTACTACGTCTATATTTGTGCCTACTTCTACAACGCCAAATTGCGTTGTTGAGGCTAGTGGTGTATTATATGCCATTTATTTTTTCCTAAAGTTATGCTATAATTAGCCAGTTAGTGCCATCATAAGCCACTTGTATGTGACTATAGGCTCCATTTAGCATAGCGAAAGAGACCCCATTAATTGTTTTATTACTTGGTGCGGTGATAGTAATAGGGTTAGTTGTTGAGGTACCTGAAGCGTCTTTAATATAAAAACTTTTGCCTTTATCACTGTTATTCAAAACAGGTAATATAAGTGAAGAAGGGCCAGTACGATTTACTAGAAATAGGTCTTTATCCTTATCCATAGTATACGGAGATGTGGTTACTATTACTGTGTCTAAACTAAGGGCCATTATGAAATCCTTGTTAATGTTATTTTAGCACTAGCACCAGTAGGCCTTACTGGAGTAATTCTTGCTGGTAAAGCTGTAAGAGCTGAAGTTGTATCTGCACTCGACCAACATAGTTGAAGATTGCTACCTGCTGCCATATCTAAGGTAAAGTTACCTGAAGTAAAAACTTGTGCTAAAGTATTAGTAAGTTGCAAGTCTTGACTAGATAAGGCTATATCTGTGCCATTATAGCGTAACCAAAAACTTATAGTATCTGTACCGCCAGAGGTTTTACCCACTAATACAGTATACATTACAGTATACGTACCGGTATTAACTACAGTAATATCGGTACCGCCTACTACACTTATACCGTTGATAGGGCCTGTGTTACCAAGAGTAACTATATTAGCAGTGTTTGCTACTGGATTAGTTTGTGTACCATTAGTAAAAAATCCGTAGTTTAATAAACCTAGAGTAGCTGAAACTACCCCATTAGTGCTAGTTAATCCAGTACCAGTTTTCATTACACCAAAGTCTGTTATTGAAGTTAAGGGTGCTGAATAACTCATATAACATTCCACTCTATACCGTTATAAACAAGCGTTACACTAGACCAATCTATATTAAGACTATAGGACGTCAAATCGTCAATAGTAGAACCAACAGCTAAAATCGTAATAGGATTCGCGTTACTATCGCCGACACTATCTTTGATAACATAAACCTTGCCAGTAATACTAGCCGGTAACGTGACTGTAACGGCCCCATTATAGATAACCCCTAAAAAATACTCATCAGCGGCAGGTGTATAAGTGGCTGCATCAATTAGCGAAACAGGCACATTAGCTACTGTACCAGCTGGGCCTGTTGGGCCTGTTGGACCTGTTGGACCTGTTGGACCTGTTGGACCTGTTGGACCTGTTGGACCTGTTGGCCCAACAGGTCCAACACTCCCTGAAGAGCGGTAGTCAATAATTAGATCTCTATCGTCAATATATGGGGGTACAAAAGGTAGATATTGATTTTGAAGTAATCCAAAAGGCGGACCTATACTCTGCATTTGTAACATAAATACTCCTTATAAAAACCCCTTGTGGCTTATGACTACAAGGGGCTTAATAATTAACGAATACTAGTGTTCGTATTTGTTGGATTAGCTGTTTGTGTTCCACTACCAACATTGATTGCACCATTTGTAATGTTTTGACCTAAACCATAGATCATATTAGCCAATTGCGCATACTGAGCTTGTTGCTGAGATTGTTGTTGCATCTGATTGATGTTATTGGTATTAGTAAGAGTAATGCCAGCAGCAGCACTTTGTAAACCATTATTACCACGTAGTTCAATGATTGCTGCATTTGCATCAGCCAATTGACGTTGTAGGTTAATTTCGTACTGTTGTGTGATTAGAGCACGAGTCTTGTCACCATCATTAGAAACATCTCTAGATAGTTCATAACGATTTTCCAAGATGCTTTGGTTAAGCGCTGCATTACCTTGCATTACAACAGTATTAAGATTCATTAACTGGTTAGACAAAGCTGCAGTTTGATTGTTAAATTGAGTTGTTAAGCCTAAGCTTTGTGTAGCTTGTGATGCTTCAAAAGCGGCAGCATTTACTGCTACTGATTTATCTACTGCTCCAATAGCTTGCATTAAACTCATGTCAGCTAAGCCTGTAGCTGTAACACCACCACCATCGTTACCTAGTCCACCATTTAGACCATTACGTCCGAATAGTGCTGTTCCTAACAGTCCACCCACTAAACCTGCTCCTAAACCACCTCCAAGTGTTCCACCCATATTACCACCCTGATTAGGGTTAGCAAATAAATTAATTGCGTCATTTGGTGTCATATCATCTTCCTTTATATCGCTATACATAGCGTCTGTTGAAGCAACTTCGATTAAATTTGTGTTGCCTGCATATTCTAATGCCACAGTAACTGGCATGCCTAGTTTATTTTTTACGTCAAAATAAACTTCATCTCCTACCTTTACAGGTATTTGAAAATCTTGAGCTTTTACGTCATTGACATAAGCTTCAACCCATACTCCTTTTGGCTTTACTATACTTACAACCCCATCGACTGGAATTGTATATTTATTAGTAAGACCGCTAGAAGGCGTTTGTATTGACCACATTAATTGCCTTTCTAGAGTTAATAACTAGCATTTAATGCTAGGGCTATTGAGCACATAAATTTATTATTCTGTGTTCATAGGGTATATTATACCCCTATAGAGGGTAAATGTCAATATAAAAGTTTTTGCAATAAAAATAAGATTACAAATGGCTCCATCATAAATAGGTAGTTATATTTAGGCAACAAAAAACCCCACTTACAGCAATGTAAGTGGGGTTTTTTATTTATTACTCAGCGGTGCTTAAAGGTGCAACTGTCAGTTGTGCGTGTGCTTGCTCTGTAATTTTAGCAGTTAGTGGGTTACATATTTTTGCTGGTAATTCCTGTAATCCAGCGATAATAGTATTAACTTCACTTAGTGTTAGTTCTAGGGTAAGTGCGGGGTTTTCGTTCATATTATTTAATTGGGCAAGCGCCCGTTGTACAATCATCTCCAACAATTTCATCAAAACTATTGGTACCATCTAAATCTACGGGTAACAGCATCTGAACATAGTTATTATAACTAGTTTCATCTACTACTTCTTGGGGTAAATATAAATATCCTAGATCTTTAGCTGTCATACTAGGGTCTGTGCGATATAAAAAGCTTACACCTACATATACATCCCAGTTATTCAATAACCAGTGAATAATACTTTCTACTTCTGTTAAGTCATAACTAATAGTTACTGAAGTATTTTGTTGTGTCCAACTTGTCTGAATAAGTTTATATTTTTCAAGTTGCTCTATTGCACTATCAATGTTAACCTCTTTACCCTTAACTTTGGCAAACGGTACATCATCCCATTTTACAGGAAAGGTTACCAGCACGCCACTATCGTCTGTTGGGTGATTGATAACTGTATAGTTAGCTGCACGCAGCTTGTCTACCACAGGATCATACTTGCTGAACTGTACATTGTTAAAAATGTACTTGCCTAGTGGTTTGTGAATCCCCTCTGTAGTGTCCATGATCTTGGAAAGAGTACCTGACGGCTTGACGCAAGTAACGTTCTTAGGGCGAGGAAGCCCAAGCTCGTCAGCCATACCAATAGCAGCACCAGTAGCAGTACGCTTAAGGTACTCATAGTCGTAACCGCCCATATCAGGACGCTTAGCAATACCAGTAAGGCCAACACCGCAAAGACGTAAGAAATAGTTGTTAAGATGCCAGGATTCCTGAAGTATACCATCTTTTAAATTTACACAGGTTTGACGGTAGTTGGCTCTAGCAGCAAGTCTAATAGCTTCGTGAAGTCCTGCCGTGTTGCCTTTGAACTTTCCAATGTCAGTTTCAGTAAGGTTACAGAAGGACTTGTTTCCCAACAATATTTCGACACATGGATTGCACCCTGAGAACCAAGGAGCACGTCTTGTAGCTTCGACCGCATTAATAAAACCTGGTTCACTTCCTCCTGCGTCTGCCATGAGATCAAAAATTCTACGGAGGTCTGCATATATGGGTTTCTCTTTAAAAACTAGGCTATTATTTGACTGTTGGCGCTGACTATTATTATGCAACCACCAGTCTTTTTTAGCTACTGCAAATTCTTCCCACTCCGGTTGACCGTATTCGAATAGAGCAATTTCAGCACTGCGCCTACTAGAAAGAATGGTACCAAGATGATTAACAATATCAAGAATATCCATACGAGTGAGCAAACTATCAGCCCTACCGTTAAGTATATTGGCAATAGCAACATAAGCAGTGCTAATTGCGCTATCGCCCGAACTAATCCAACCATATCCTTTTAACCTTTCTCCAGCTGGACGTAACTCGCTAAAGTCTAATATTAATTCTTTAGCAGGATATTTACCAGCAAGTAATTTACCAATTGACTTAGCCCATGCTTCTGCACTATCTCCAACCTTAATAGTCCAAGTTTTAGTTTCTGGATTCCAAGTCTCTACATTATCCTCATTGCCACCCTTGGCTGTACGAGTACTTCTAATAACCTCAATGTTCTTAATGGGCTTACTAAATCCATTAAGAGTACCTACAATGGGTTTAAATCCTACTCCACAACCCTGTAGCAACAACCACAATACATCTACACAATCATAAATTGTTTCAACTTGTGTAAAGCTACAGTTAAATTGTGACGCCTCGCGTTTTTGTGCCACGGTTGTACCACCCAACCATAGTGAGCGACCACTCATGGATACTTTACGATCAAACATTAGCTGTTCAAGATCATAGAGTTCTGCGTACTCAGTGTCCAATAAGTCACGCCCTACTGCACGTTCCCACAACCACTGCTGATGGTCAATGACTCGTACTACTGTTTCTTCCCAAGTTTCAAAGTTTTTACCTGTATCGTCGGTAGGCCGGTTATACGTACGTCTAGTGATTACTTGCGCTCGTGTTGATGGCTGATTACTTATGTCCATTACGTTTATGTTCCTTTATAATACGAGCTCCAACTATTTTTAGTAGTTGGTTGCTTAAATTTTCTGTTGAATAACGAACAATATCATTATCTATTACGTTATCAACCATAGTGGGTAGCAAACGCTTAATTTCAGCTATTGCAGCAAATACTTTCTCTTCAACTTCAGTCATCATAGGTTAGTGCTCCCAAATCCGCCTGTATCTCGATCAGTGTCATGCCAGGGTTCAGTAGTGTCGACCTCAAACTTTGCTAGTATAACTGGTACAATAACTAATTGAGCAATACGAGTACTGTACTGCTTAATAAAGTAGGGGTCTTCACCATTATTTTTTAGCAGCACCTTGATATTACCACGGTAGTCACTGTCAATTACGCCAACTGCATGAGGAATAGACACCTGAATTTTGCCTTGACTACTGCGATTGTACACTAAACCTACATGATTTACTGGAATTTTAACGCTTACTCCAGTATCTACCAATTTCATGTCTTTAGGGTAGATATCAATGTTACTGCTACTAAATAGATCTGCTCCCGCATCTGTAGCATGTGCCCGAAGTGGCATAGCTCTAGCATCATCTAATTTTACTGCTACTGTGGGTGTCATATATGGATAAAGTTTTGTCAATTTAAATAATCCTGTAAAATACTATCAATCTGTTTGCAGTTTTCTGATCCTACTGCACTATCACAAAATGTAACTAAATCCATTAGCTGATAGTTTAGCATTAACTTTTCTGGGCCAAAAGCATTTAGATTAGCAATGTGCTTATATTTACTAGTAATTGGTAGGCTGGCAATTATATCATAGGCTGAGCCGTATTCAGCAACTAGTGATGCAGCTTTCTTTGGCCCTATTCCCGGGACACCAGGTACATTATCGCCACTGTCACCCATAAGACACTTAATACTGATATAGCTATCACGACTAAATTCATAGTGTTCACTCCAGTTATCTACAGTAAACTCTTTTCTGGTAACATAACTAAACTGCGATACACCATCATCAATCAGCAGATTCCAGTCCCGGTCAGAACTCATTAGCCAGATTTGGGTAAGTTCGTGGTATTTTCGCTTAGACACGATGTACGCTGCAATATCATCTGCTTCGACTCCTGGAAATCGAATAACTGGATAAGATGCATTAGTTGCATATAACTCGAGAATGTGCTGAACTTCTGCGAAAAATGCCTCGAACTCCGCCTTTTCGCTCTCTGTTTGATTTTCATACTTGTCTTTACGATTTTGCTTGTATTCAGGATATAGGGCTTTACGATATGAGCTAGAACCCATATCACCAGCAATTATTAGTTTATCACACTTATAACTACGCCGTAATGAGTCTACTGTACGCATATAGTCATCACAGAAGTCCACAGCCTTAGAGTGTTTATATCTAAAGGCTAGGTTAAGTGAGTCAACAATCATAAGACTGCTAGGCTCGGCTTGGTTCATTTGTTTAAAAGTTTTGGTCATAGTGTTATTATAACAATAATTAACAGCAAAGTCAAGTTATAAATTTTGGCTGTTCATGACGTACAAAGTCATCAAGTATGGCAACATTAAAATAATTGTTATTGGCACAGACGGATATAAATCGGTGAAACTCTGTAGGTAAATCACTAAAAGCACAGAACATTCTGGATCTGTCATGCTTGAATATTAATAGTGGAATTTTATTGACCTGTTTACCTTGTCTGAGTGTTTGTTCCCACCAGGTTACTAATTGAGGTTCTTGCGCTGTTAAGATAGAACTTGTTATGTGGTCGTCAGCATAGTGTTTGACTTCCACACAATACAAGTTCTTTTCATTAGGTACGTACAAGTCGCCTTTTAGCCCATGCTTAGGGTCTAGAGAACCAGAACTAGGCACCCTCTCCCAATTAAGTTTTGTGAGTTCTCGCAGTTTATCTCTAACCTGAGTTTCTGCTCTAGCCCCTTTAGCTCTAGAATCTACCATTCAATTCTCGATATATTATTGTGCTTTACTATACTGATTTTTTCTAGTAATGGGTGAGAGAAACCATGCGAAATAAGAAAGGTATTTAAATTTTGTTCTTCCAATAGGACTTCAATTAATTTTTCCTTACCTTCTGCATCAAGATTTTCCACTGTTTCATCAAGAATAAGCAAATTTGTTCTGCTATTAGACAAGCTCTGCATTAATTTTCTGATAGCTAAAAGAGTGGCCACATTAACTCTTGCTCGCTCACCCGTACTAAGAGCAACAATATCAATGTCTTTGCCATTATCAGTAATTATTACATTTAGTTTATCAGAACTAGTAATTTTAAAACCCAACTGAAATCTACCAGAGGACAGAGTAGTTAAGTATTCATTAGTAATCTCTTCTAGGTCTTTTACTAGGCACTCAATTTTATAAGCTACTAAACCTGTAGTACTAAAACTTTTAACTAAAATCTGTAGGTTTGATAACTCAGATATTCTGACGGCTAATTCCTCCGATAACTCTTTAAACTCTGCTTCCATAGAGGTAAGCTGTTCCAGGATTACTTTAACTTTAGAGTTATGCTCATAGGCCAGTTTATTAGCATGTTTAGTTTGTGTTATAGCAGTTATAATAGCATCTGCAGATGCCTGTAAACACTTAATATCATTAGTTAGTTGATTTCTATCCAATAAATCACCAGATAGATTTTTATCAATTAAGGCATGATATTTTTCCCATTCCTGAGTATTTTTCTCATGCACACTATATTTAGCTATTGCACTCTCTAACACTTTAATTTTTATAGTTAGATTAGATACTAAGTCCTCTAAACTTTGACGTTTTGTGTCAAAGTCTAGTACCATATTAAACATAGTAGTATTATCTATGTCTTGTGAACACGTAACACACTTAATTACAGGGCCCTTATGTTTACTACTTAAACTAGCCCCATCTTTTAGCTCTTTTTGTGCCTGAGCTACCTGTAGCTTCATTGGCATTAATTGAGAAGTATCTGGATGAGGGTAGCCAAGTTCTATTACAATATTATTAAATATCTGCTTATATGCATTATTTTGACTAATCTTTTTATTAGTAGCCTCTATATTAGTTAACTCGTTACTTAATAAGGTAACACGTTCAATAATTGAATTAGGATAATCTAACTCATCTTGTAATGGTTTTTCTACTAAAGATTGAGTCCTATATTTATTAAGCCATACTGATACAGTCTGCATCTTAGCTTGTACTGTATCTACCTGTTTAGACATACCTACAGCAAGTTCCTTAAATACCTCAGAAGCCTCCGTATACTTAGTAAGATTTAGTAGTTCAATAAGAAATTTCTTTCTAGCAGTATCTGTAGCTGTAAGAAACTCTAAACTACTAACACTGCTTTGATAAACTATTTGCGAAAACGTTTTGTGATCAAAACCCAGAATATGCTCAATAGTTTTATAAGTCCCAGTACTGGTATGACTACTAATATCCTTACCATCTCTAGTAAGAGTGACACTACCAGAATTACCAGTTCTAGTAGTATTAACAGTATATTGAGTACCATCTTTATCAAAATCCAATTCTATAGTGTAGTGTTTATCTTTAGTATACCTATTAAGTATATCTGCTTTTTTGATCTTTTTAGAGTTTTGGTTGAATAGTATTTCCTCTATTACTAGTGCTACGGAACTTTTTCCATTACCATTCTTACCTATTAGTTGCGTTAGTGGAGCACTATCTAATTTTAGACAGTTATCTTTACCATAACTAAATACATTACTCCATCGTAATTCTGTAAACTTAATCATGTAATTTGTCCTGATTGTCGTTATATACTTGCAGCACTTGGTCTACAGTATCTTGGCTTAATTGTAGAATATACAGTAAGTATTCTTCTAGTTCCTGTTGCATGGTCATAGTAGGGTCTAGTATGAGCGCTGTATCCGTTTCACGTTTTGATACTTTCTTGTCAATTAATTCGCTGTCCTCCATTTTAGCTAATTCCGACATATCACCTTCAACCTCATAGATTGTGTGGTCATACTCAGTAGCTAACATGGGTTGGCCAGCCTGAATAGTTTTACGAATTAATTGTGGTAAATTTAACTTGAGCCACGTATACCCCAAAGTTTGGGTATCCAAAAGTATAACGCCTGTATCAACACTATTACGATGAAAGCTGGTAGTAACAGGGCTTCCAGGATAAACAATATTACGCTGCGAATTCTCATGACTATGTAAGTCTCCTGCTATTACTATTTGCCAACGATCAAAGATAGTTAGGTCAACTTCTGGTTTAACGTGTGGAGTAATTTCTCCGCGAACGTGAGTAAATAGGATAGGGGCTGGTACGGGACGTAAAAAGTACGCGGTACTTTTTTCATATTCCTTTAATTTATTGTAGGGAATAACGTCAAAGATTGCTGCATCCTCATAGTGAGTATAATAATCATCAATTATTAACACTAGTGGATTCAATCTATTGGTAACTTTTTTTAAGTGTGTAAAGAAAGTTGTATCCTTCTTTACAGACTCATGATTGCCAGGATATATTAATGTGGGTAGCGAACAACTACTTACTAAGTCATAATATATGTCTAATTCTTCCATATTAGGAAGTTTATCAAATACATCTCCACCAACTACAAGCATATCTGCTTGTACTGAGTGTTGCATTAGTTGCTCAATAAACAACTTGTATCGATTTTTAGACCAATCTACTGGAACATTCTTTTGTCCCAGTTTAATGTGAATGTCTGCTGTAAAAAGTATTTTCATATTGCAAAAAGCCGCCTGAAGTAAACCTCAAGCGGCTATTTTTTATCCTAATTCGTTAACGGCTTCAGTATCAGTATCTGGGGTAGCTTCTTCCTCAAAACCTTTAATTAATCGCTCTAATGTAGCTTTAACTTCATCGGGTGTTTGTCGAATAAACTTTTCGTCAATCGGTAGCGACTCAGCTACTGCGGCTTTTTCATCACTGGTAAGAGCACGCTTTTTCAATTTCAGCTGACTCAGTGTGTACTCAACGTTGAAGGGTAAAGGCCCTGTCTTAGCACGTTTAAATACAATGTCAAATCCGGCATCTTCACTGGTAGGGTCAAGACCTAGATCACCGGCTGCAGAAATAATCTGCTCAAACAGTTTCTTTTTAAGATTTAGTACAACTACTTTACCATCGTGTAAGCAATTTACTGAATAACTCCAAGAACACTTCTTGTCTGGAAAGTATGCTGGAACGTGGTCAACTTCCTTGTTGTTAAACTTCTCTAGTTCACGATCAAATGCTAAGCACTCAACCGGAATATCTTTGTTGTTTGTGCCCTTTAACCAGTATACGTAACGAGGAAGAATTCCTCCAACTAAGCGAACAACGTTTTCTCCGTCTTTATATGTGTAAGATTCATGTGAATTCTTGACTGCTTTACCTGCGGTTTTGCCAAATGCTAATGCCATTTCTAACTTTCTTCGTATTTAAACGTAATTTCAGTGGGTGTTATTTTAAGTAACGGATTTGATCGTATTGCATCGTAATTGAGATCAGGAAAAAACGATGTTTGTAGAGATTTATACTTATACTGTTTATACAAGTTCCAGTCTCTAAGTGCCGCTAATTTAATGTATTGTACTTTGTATAAAATGTCAGTATTATCAATAAATAACGGCTCAGGGAATAACAGAAAGCTATTACCTGTTAGGGATACCTTGCTGGGTTTTAATTTACTATATTTACCGGGTAGTCGCTTTGAGTAATGATACCATAGCATTGATAAAAACTTTACGGCATCATTACCTGATTGATCTTCCAGAATTTCTAAGTTATAAAATAAAGCCATAAACTATCCCAGAACATATATTATATCAAAGTTTAGATAATTGTACAAGTAGAAATTTTTATACCCCCACTACTTCCCAGCCTTTGCGTTGATAAAACGCTAGGCGATCATTATTTTGTTTACGGTCACTGTGGCCACTAAAGTGCATGTCTATTACTAAGGGGTTTAGCTTGTTGTCATGTTTACGCTGTATTCTGCCAACAATTTGTTCTAGTAAACTGTCGTTAGCAATTGGCGCAGCTAAAATTACGCAACTTAGTATATTTACGGAGATACCCTCTGAGAATATTTGTCGGCTGCCAGCAATGCAGCTTTTCTTACCACTTTCAACTTGTTGGATAAGTTCGGTACGTTCCTCAAAGGTTGTACCACCAGTAATGCACACACACGTTTCACCAATTTGTTCTCCTACTTTTTGTAAAAACTCAACTCGGTCTGCAATAACAAGAACTTTATGTCCCCGATCCATTTCTATCTTGGCAATTGCTGCAATAAAGTTTTGATAATCAGGATCGTACAACAATAGGTTAATCTTTTTGACCCAAGGTTCCCCTGCTGCTAAGGCTACTCCAGTTTTAACTACTTTAACTGTAGGTGTAAGAGTGTTTTCTTCTGGTGGTTGAAACAGCTTAGGGCCAAAGAAGTCCTTGAATAGCACATGCCTACCATCCTTACGTTTCATAGTACCACTAAGACCAATCTTGTATCTGGCATACATGCCATCTAGGAAGGCTGTAAAGGTTGTAGCAGTAACGTGATGACACTCATCTACTATAACTGTGCCAAACTCCTTGGAAATTTGTGGAACAATCTTGGTAAGGGTCTGAATGTTACCAACTACAATTGAATGGTCAATATCAAACTCACCACTGCCAATAACGCCTACAGGCATTGCGTATAGTTTTTGAACTTCTGTAATCCACTGATCGCGCAACATGGTATTGTGGCATACTATCAGTGTTTTTTGACCTAGTTTTCTGGCAATATGTAATGCACAAAATGTTTTGCCCCAACCAACCATTGCGTTAATAAAGCACATGTCATCTGCTGAATTATAAACCAGTAGTTGGCTGGGTCTAAGAGCCAGCTTAGGGTCTGGAAAAGGCAGTTCATGAAATACACGCTTGTCTATGACCTCATAGTTTTCAGGAATTAGGTCTATGCGACCACCAGGAATACTCATGACGCCCTTAGGCAGCATTTTATAGTTCTTGATGATATCAAACTGAGTAAAGTGTGTTAGTCCCGGCCTGGGTGGTTTTTTGATCTTATAGGTCAGTGTTTTAGCTAAGGTTTGTGCAATTTCAGGTGTAGTGTCTAGGTATATTCTGTTGGAGATTATGGCTTTAGGCATCTATACCTTTCTCCATGTATCTGTGTATTTTTCATTGTAAATGCCGTAAAGTATTAGGGATTTGCCAACATGTAGTATGCCGGCATATTTTTTATCACGATCAGGACTGAATAATGTCTTAAATCTAGTTGCAGTACCCTCAACACCAATTATAGAGCCTCCAGTACTGATAGGTATACTTAGGTTGATTCTATAAAATTTTAGTAGTGCTCTGGTAGTCTTTTGATATTTAAATAACTTACCATTACTGTCTATAAACCACATATTGGGTTTAGCAATCTTTACTAGATCACCTAGGAAGAATATGGCAATCTTAATTTTAAACAGTTTAGCATTATTTTGTTTGGCGGCCAGTCTACGCATAGCTAGTGAACTAAAGGGTAAATTTTTATCATCTACCAGCCTATATTGTGTTTGCTCTATTAATTCACCGTCTTGATCTTCCTCAATATTTTCGTAGTAATAGTACACAAGTCCATTACTTATAAGGGGCTTGTCTATGCCTAATTTAAATACGGGATAAGCAATCTCCGCTAAGCTGGTAGCGTTCGTCAAAGTTTCCAAAACTGTAATCCTGTCCTATATCTTGATCTACTCCAATAGGTGTACCTGGTATACTGCAACCACGATCTTTCTGTGTGTTAGCCCGAAGAATTTTGCAATATTCCTGTACATGTTCGTCCTTAACCACAGCCACAATTGAGTCGTGCACTAGCATAAAGATCTTGGCATCTAACCCTTTGGCAACAATCTCATTAGCAGTTTCAATAGCTGCCAGCAAATTTACATCACTAGCAATTGACTGAATTTCAGAGTTGATTCCACTTCGTACTTCATGAGCTGCAATTCCTCTATCTGTGCTAAACACATTGATAAGCCTACGCTTACGACCAAAGAAACTGTAAGTATACCCATTAGCTTCAATAAATTCTTTACGCGACTTAAGCCAGCCTTTAAGTTTGCTAAACTTATCAAAGTAGGATTTAATATCATCCTTTGCTCGATCGATACCATAATATTCCCCTGTTGACTTACTTACTGTATCGGAAACCTTTTGCGGCCCTGACCCGTATAAGATTCCAAATGAAATTGCTTTAGCACTTTGCCGCATGCCTCCATAAAGTTTTTTAACATCTTCTGCCTTACAAGTTAAATCAAATACCATTTTAGCAATAGTACTGTGAAAGTCGCCGCCACTAACAAATACTTGCTGTAGATTTTTATCGCCTGATAGCACAGCTCCATAGTACATTTCAGCAGTTGCTAAGTCTTGGCTTATTATCTTATATCCAACTGGAGCGTGTATGCAACCTTTAATGATTGGATCATCTCTAGGTATCTGTTGTGCATTAAATTTACCTGAACTAGATAGCCTCCCAGATGTGGTAAAAATAAGATTAAAATTTGTTCTAATTCGCTCATCTTTATCTAGTTCCGGTAAAATCTTGCTGATATAGGTATTTTTCATTTTACCCAACTGACGAACCTTAAGGATCGCAGCAGGTAGTGGATGCTCTTCAGATAACTCTTCTAATACTTCTGCATCCGTACTGATAGCCCCAGTTGCAGTAAGTTTGCCCTGTACAGGGTTAAGTTTTAGGTAGTCAAACAATACCTTACGCAGTTGCTGTACACTGTTAGGGTTAAATATAATTCCAGCGTCACTTTCAAAGTCTTTGACTGCCTGAAAAGTATAGATTTCTTGTTTAGCCTCATTAATCCACTTGTCTAAGTAACCTTCAGCAGCAGTCATTCTGGCTTTATTGATAGGAATTCCTACTTCTTCCATATCCATAAGAAATAGGGTACCCGGAATCATAATAGTTTGATACAGGTTTAGTAGTTTCTGATTCTTTTGGATTACAGGCCAAAACTTGTGAAACAGGTCAAAGGTAACTGCTGTGTCAATGGCTGCGTATTTAGAGATAACATCAAATGGTATTAGATCATAGGTAAAATCATCAGTAGATACACCTGTACGAGCACAGTATACTCGCTTAAATTCGTCTAGTTCTGAGTCATAGTCACCATAGTCTGTGTACTTTAATGCTAGTGCTTTGAGCCCGTGACCCTCGTTTTCATCTAGGCAATAGTGCATGACCATGGTGTCGTGTACTCGACTACGATCAAACCGTAATCCCAGGTGATACTCAATCATCTTGATGTCAAACTTCATGTTATGAAATACTGCTGAGTATTTGGCAATGATATCAGTTAACAGTTGCATACACTGCTCATCTAAGCAATCTGTAGCAATGTAGGCACCCTGTTTAGTTTTATAACTGATAGACAGACCCAGCACATATCCATCACGAGGATACAGGCAAGTTGTCTCTGTGTCCCAGCTAACATACCCCTCAGCATTATTATAAACTTCGGTTAAGAAAGCTTGTGCCAGCTTAGGGTCTGTAATACCTAAATATGTACCAGTGGTTTTAGCATTAGTGATTTCACCAGACACGTACTTGTTAATACGATCTGCTGCACGCTTAAACGCCTCTTTACCTTCTGGCTTAAAGTGTAGGATAGCAGGGTTACTAATACAGATAAACTTATCATGCATTAGCTGGCCAGCATAGTTAGTAACACTACTAATTTTAGCGTACTCTTTTGCAGCTTCACTGCCTACAAGCACAACATAAGTATAGGGCTCAAGATCAACTTGTAGTGTTACATCTTTCTTTAACAGCTTTGGTAGGGCTACCTGACTCATATGAAATAAGTCAAACTCAAAGTCAAAATATTCAGAGTATTTATTTCTTGACGGTGCTTTATCTATAATTGCAATTTTCACTTAGTGTATTCCTTAATTGAATCAACGTAATCTTGTGATATTATACCAGGATCATCTCCTTCTGGCAAGTCAATAATCTCACACATAAAACCAGATTCTTCAATCAGTGGTTTAATCTTTCTGGCTGCTTCTCTACCTGCAGTATCTCCGTCATAGAGAATAAAAACTTTTTGTATACCCATGACCTTAAAACTAAGCAGCTTTTCCGGTACATCAGTGAGTAATTTAGTAGTACCAAAAGTACATACAACGTTATGTAATCCCTTGTCATAGCAGTTTAGCATATCAAATATGCCTTCTACTAAAACAATAGTCTTATGTTTTTCACTAAATCGTGTAGGGAATAGTGGAATAGTTACGCCACTAGGATAATTTACATAGCGTGGATTACCATTAGATAAGCTGTGCCTACCAACATAGCAAACTGTTTTATTGCGTATGTCTTTGACTGGAAATATAATCCTGTCTTCCATCTTATCTACTCGATCAGTTTCAAAAGCTCCAAAATATTTTAAAGTTTGTGTACTAATACCTCTAAATACAGAATTAACGGGTCTTGCACCATCTAATGGCTCCAGACCCTCTGTGCTAACTTGTAGCGCTTTTAGTTTATCTTTTAGTTTAGCTACTCTAATAGAGGTGTTATTTGTTAGTAATCCGTAAAATTTAAAGATATTGGTTTTAAACCCGCAACTAAAACAGTGTGCTATACCTGATACTCTATCAATACGAAAACTAGGGTTACTGTCTGCATGCTCTGGGTTAAAACACTTAGTAACATAGTCCTTTCCAGATATTGAGAAATATACAGCTTTTTGTTTAAGAAGATCTAGTACTGGATCGTTCATTTATGCGTCCCAAGGTAGGTCACTGGCAGGTTCCTCTACTTTATCTCTATTTGCTCTAGGTATCTTATCTCTCTTCTTACTCTGCTCCTGTGCAGGGGCCTCTATAGATTGAGGACTAATCCGTAGTGTATCCCAGTCCATTACACTGGTAAATTTCATCTCTTTAGCACCACGAATTTTAGTAGTCTCAAAGCTTATTGCATTAGCCTCTTTAGCATGTGCTTCCATTAATAGTGCAATATCAGCAGCATCTAAGATACCTTTAGCAAATCTGGTCTCTCCGCTGGCATCAATCTGATACGGACTAACCATAACAATATCATATTTTCTGGCAAGCTCTTTTAGCTTTTTACTTATAACAATCTGTGGTTGCCAATCAAACTGACTGGCTCCTTCCACTACAATTTGATTTAGATAGTCTACTACTGCTACTGTAAACTTACTACCAAACTTAGATTTGATTTTACCTAGATGTAAATCAAGAGATGTAAGGGTAAGACCTCTATCATCAATGATAATCATTTGATTATCAGATTTAAGCACACAATCTCGTACTACTGCTTCTTCAAATTTATAGGGGTCTCTGTCTTTTACGAATTCTTGTACTAAGTAATTGCTATCCTCAAACATGCCTGCTCGGGCTTTAATAACAGACAGCATCTCTTGGTCTGTTAGTTTACCATTCTTAATATTCTGATGATTTACATTAGCTAAGATACTAATATTACGTTGAAGTGTTTCGTGTGCAATCATCTCAATTGTAAAGTAGGCACTGGTATTACCTGCTTCATATTGATTAATCATAAGATTACTACAGGTAATAGACTTACCTGCACCGCGTTTACCGCCAATCAATATTAATTCTTGTCGGGCTACTCCGCCTAACACACTATCAAAGGTGTTATTAAGGCCTAAGTGCACTCGATTCTTTGCTAGCTCGTCAGGGCGCACAAAAACCATGATATCATTCATGGCATACACCCCTTCTGTTTTAAGGGTTTTTTCATCTAAGCTTAGTACTATACCAGCTAAATTTTCCTTAATTTCTAAACTATCATAGATAGGAAGTTTATCAATAAACTTATCTAATAGTATAATACACTGATTCTGAGTGTACTGGTCAATTAAAGCATCTAGCGCTACTTCTGCCGAAACGTCTGTATCATCAATCAGACGTAGGGTAGCAAGCGTTTTTTGTGCTAACCCCTCTCGTGCATTAATATCTAAATCATCAAATGATGGTATAGTGCTATACTTGTCATAGTACCTATTAATGGAACTATAAACTGTAGAATATGCAGGATCTATGAAGGCTAACTTTAATTTTGACCAAACGTCTAGATTTTTCTCCGTTAGTAACTTGTTAAGAACAACTGCACTAATATCCATTATGTTACCTTGGATTCGTTGTCAATAATAACCTGGTCTATGATCTCAGTTATTTTATAGAGAGTTTCATTACGTAGGTTCTGTATACTAGACTGGTAGCCTAGTTTATCATCATACAGCATACTCAGCTGTTGATGTGTGATAATTTGCTGAATAGCAAAATATATTAAATCATGTGGTTTTGTAGAATCTGGCATAATATGCACATCTACAGCTTTGCCATAATTATGGACGGCTTGTTTAATTACTTCTTCTGCCGTAAAGGACTCTTCGTCAAAATATTTAAGTGTAATTTTCATAGTATAAACTAAAAAGGCCAGGAGTTATCTCTAACTCCCAGCCCAGCCAACTAACTCATTGAGTTAGATGTGATCAAGCGGCTTTGGCTTCTGCCTTAGCTTTTTTAGCTGCGCCATCGTAGTCAGCCACTGTAACACCACGACGTGTTAGCAAGGTCTTGATACCGCGGTCTGTTTTATCAACAGCTTTAGCGATTTCAGCAACAGTCATTGTTGCAATTGCAGCACCAAGTGCGCCTACTGCATCAACAACGTTCTTAGCGTGGCTGGTTTTTTGAGCCGGGATCTTGTCGATCTGACCCTTACGTGTAAGACTGAGAGCCTTGCCACGAACGCTAGGAATAGTCTTGCCAAGTACAGTTGCAATTTCTTCAATGTACTTACCTGCATTAGCCATTTTAATGAAGACGGCTTCTTCACTATCGCTGTAAGTACGTGCAACTTCAACCTTATCAGCAGCTTTAACTGAACCAGTTAATTCAAGTGCAAGTAATTTACCCTGAATTTGTTTGGCAGTAAAATCACCACCATCAAACTGCTCGGCAATATCCTTATAGGTTAACATGCCTGCGTTATCAGCTACAAAATTGCTCAAACTTTCAGTTTGCTCAGGAGTAAAGGCAGAAACCCGTTCCTTAGCCATAGAAGCTACTTCAAGGTCTAGTTGACGCAGTTTAGATGCTACTGAACGTACTGAAACATCCAGGGCAGAAGCTGCTTGCTCAACCCGCGCAACGCTAACAGGTGACTGATTTCCAACGATTTTCATTAGTTCAGCAACTGTTTCATCAGACCATTTTTTTGCTTTAGATTCACTCATTTATTTTTTCTTTCAATAGGACGTTTATGTCCGTTATAATTATAATTCCGTATTGAACGGCTTTTTCTCTTTTTGACGACATTTTGCCTTCTTCGTCTACTAGATAGTCTGTAGTTTTAGTTACGGAATCTACTAGAGTGAAACCTGCGGCTGTTAGAGATGACTCAGCGTCGGCTTTCTTCTTAAAGGACTTTAACTTACCAGTAATGCACACCTTTTTAGAGTTTGTATTAACTGTATTCTGCTTGCCGCTAGTAAAAGTAAACGGCAGGAATTCTTTCATCTCTTGGTAATCTGTAGCAATCCAGTTTAGTAGATTCTCTGTTACCTTGGCCCCTAGACCTGCTTGTTTGCAGGTTTCTTGTGTAATCTCACTGATATGTGATACTACTGTTGTAATTTTCTTTGAGGCTGTACCGCCTACAAGTGGAATAGAGAAAGCAGCTAATACGGTGGCTAGATCAGCTGCTTTTGCTCTCTCAATTTCATCAAGTAACTTAACCGCAGTTTTTTCACCTAGAGCAATAGTGACCATTTGCTGGTCAAGGTAAAACAGTTCTGTGATATCACCTAGGTTAAGTTTCTCAATTGTTTTAGGGCCAAAGCCTTTAATACTCAAGACCTTGCAGAAGTTCTCTAACTTTTTATTTAGCTGTGCTGAACACGCTGTATTTCGGCAGAACAACTGATCGTTCACAAAAATTAACGCATAATTGCAACAAGGACAGGTTGTAGGAATTTCTATCTTTTGCATAGTATTATCTTTTAGTGTGTCTATTATACCGTAATAAGCAAGCTGTGGCAAGTGTAAATTTATTTAGCTTAGGTTCAGAAAAATTAGGCTTCAACCTTATGAGTAATACAGGGTATGATTTCTCCCCCAAGAATTACTCCTACAGTATCACCAATACATAGCCCTAACATTTCAATAAATCCGGGATTGTTCAACGTAGCTCTAGATACTAATTTATCGCCAATCATGATTGGCCTAAGAATAGCTACTGGAGTAACCTTACCGGACTTACCTACACTCCATTCAACTGATACAATTTCAGTTTCTACAGCTTCTGCTCGTTCCTTCCTGGCATAAGCGCCACGAGGATGCTTAGCAGTATATCCCATTTCAGCAAATACATCATTACTATTAACTCTGAATACTATACCATCACAGGGATATATATTATATAGATCATTAGCGTAGATGGTTTCAAATCCTAGAGCATAAAGATTTTCCATGTCTGCTCTAAAACTCTTGCATCTAGACGGATACACACCATAAGCATAGAAACTAATAGCCCGTGTCCGAAATTCCTCTAGGTCTTTAAGACTTAGTGCACCTGCTGCATAGTTGCGTGCATTAGCAATATTTTTAGGAGAAACAATCTCACCAGTAACTTGAAACGTATCTGTTCTGGTAACTGTTAATGGCACTAGGTCTTTGCGCGCAACAATCTTATCAGTGATATCAGTACCCTCAGTACCGTCGCCACGAGTAAGAGCCATTACTAGATTACCATCAATATACAACACAGAGATAGCAGCGCCATCTAGTTTAGGAGTTGTGGTAATATCTTTAATATCGGCTAATGGCTTGACGCCCTCATCTTCGTAATACTTTTGCAAGCTGTACATCTGATAGAAGTGCTGTTTAATATTTTCGTGTTGCTTAGCACCTACTTTGTTATAGCCAATGCTTTCAGCTAAACGATCAAATGCATCATCAGTCATGCTGGGATTACCTGCATAGTAGTTAGCTGATGCAATATCTAGATATTGTTTAATTTTGTTCATAGACTATATTATACCGTATTAAGCAACACTTTACAAGACTAAATTTATTAATCTAGTAGTGTGTATACAAAGTCGCACATTAGTTCTGCGTGGGCATGGTCAAACAAGCTAACAGCCATATTGCCTTCTTCATACCACCAACCTAGTGCTTCTGGGTGACAACCAAACATACCCACATTATCTTGAATAGCTGCCATAGCACTACCATTATCGTAAGTGGCTACTACCTGCATGTCTTCACCCACTATTGCACATCCATCATAGAAGTACATGAACTGTTCTTCATAACTATTAAACATGACTCTGGCCATAGTGGGGCCATCATGAAAAATAGTTGTATTAGGTTGATCAATGTATCTTTCAACAGTTAGCTCAGTTACTAAGTCAAAGTATAGTGGACCTGCCCAGTAAGCACCCATGCATATACCAAAATACTTACCACCTTCTGCTACATAGGTTTGGACTGCAGTAATATGATCTTCACCAAATATCCCATAAAAATCATTGCTATCGCCCATACCACCTGGAAAAGCCACTAGATCATACCCCTGTAAAAAATCTAGTGATAGTTCATGTAAGCCAAATGTACGCACATTAAAGTCTGATACTAAACCCTGAATCATGCCTAAGGCACAATCAGTCTCACATTGTGGATCATGTATAAAAATTGCAATTGTAGGTTTCATTTTAATCTCTCGTTAAAGTATTTGTTAATTATGCCTATGGCTTCTTCTTTAGATACTAACTCAATCAGTCCCTCTAGCAAACTTAAGATATTGCTGATACTGGCTTCCATAGAAACCCCCTCAAGACTGGCTTGATAATCACCTTCGTAGGTTTGAAAGTATTTGCGAATATGTATGTACTGACGACCCTTAAATTCATTAGCCACTAAACGCAGCTGATAAAATTTATCCTGATTGTCATAGATCAGCTTTTCATATAGCACATTAGATTCTTCAGTCATTTATATAATCCAGTGTTAAGAAGTCTGTGTCTTCCGGCAGTATAATTAGACAACCACTATAACCTCGCTCTTCTAGACATTTTACCCAGTTTACAAACACACCTTGAGTATAACCGCTTGTGCCATAGGTATTTTTATAGCACACATACTCACTCTTACTGACTTGAGGAAAGTGGTATTGGTTGGTTTTTTTATCAAACTGTGTGCAAAGGGTTCCAGAACTAAGTTTCCAGCTATCACTACCCATATATCCACCATACCAACTGGCCAAGATTTTATAGTACTGTGCACCATTGAAATTGGTCTTAACCATTACCCAACGATCTGGTGTATATTTGCTCATACTCGTACTCCTAATTTACGAAGGTGTTCTAAACTGGCTAACTCACAAGCCTCTTGATACGCTGACTGTTTCCACTTATCTGCCAGAAGCCAAACTCGATAGATCCATCCGTATCGTGGATCATGTTGCTCTGTGTCTATGCGTGCACAAGAATCATACCTGGCACTGTACACAACTTCTCCAATAGCATAGCGTTCACGTACTGCAGCATCTGGAATAAGTCCAGGCTTAAAATAGTCAGTGCTAGTATTACGGACGGGCACACTGTACCTTTCTAGGATTGCTTTAACAAAGCTAGGGCCACGATAGGTTGCCTTAGAGATGGAGTCAATGGTAGCACCTTCCAGGTACTCTTGAATAACGTACACAATTTCATCATTAGTGGCAGGTTTGCCACGTAGGGCAGCCCGTCTAGATGTATCGCGAGCCTTCTTGTCTAGGTACTTTTCAATTAAACTGTCAAGTCTGGTAGTGTTATAGGCAATGCCAATTACTGCACAAGCATCCTTTTTAGTCATGCGTGGAGTCGCGGCTAGTCCTGCAATTACTCGCTCAATGTTAGCGTCTGTAAGCAAGTCATTTTCTTTAGCTATGCGTGTTGCCATGTTTTCTCCCGTTAAGCCCTAATTATAACACTTTTGCAGCTTAGGGTCAAGTCAAGATTTTTTAGATTACAAAATGAGTTTGCTACTTAGTAGTTTCTGTTAGAGTAAAGTGTTCCTGTGTAGGCCATCCAAACTGCTCCCTCTTGTTCTGCTATACGTCTAATACGTGTAGTATCTTCGGTCAACAACTCACAATTATAGCGTTTTAGGTGTTCTAACCAGTATTCAGTGGGTTTTTCATTTACGTGATGATACCCTCCCTGTCCTGGCAAGGCATTGGTCATTAAGATAAATTTACCACATGTCAAGGAACTAAGAATATTATCTAAGTATTTTTCCTCAATATGTTCAACAACTTCCTGGCAGTGAACTAGATCTACTCTAGTAGTTACACGATCTTTTGTAAGATCACATAGTAAAGATGGGTAGATAGAGTTGTTTACATTCTCAATCATACCATCTACCGCTAGTACGTCCAGCCCTTTACGATTAAAATATTGGCTTGAATACCCTAAACCACATCCTAGGTCTAACACGCTTTTAATAGCAAACCGATCGATCACATAATTCCATACACCTGGACAGTGTGTCCAAGCGTCCCCGTCCAGTAAGTTGCCACCTAAGTGTGGTTCAGCAACACTTGTTATTAATTTATAGGTCATATAGGTTTAGCAGGTATTTCTGGAAATGTGCCCCAAGGTTGACTATAGTATTGATCTAGGTCTTCTGGTCCACCCTGATCTATCCACATTTTACTTAGGGTAATTACAGGATTACCCTCTACTACAGCATATCTAACAAGGTGACCACTATGATCATATGTACCGTCAGGCACCTTACCAAACATTCTAAATTTTATTTTTGAGTTCATTTGTACACTATAAATAAAAAAGGCAGCCTAGGCTGCCTTTCTTTAACTTGCCAATACTTTGGCAAAGTAAGCTGCGGCTTTGCCAGTCAGCTTATTAAGAATCTCGTCATCAGCTTCTGCACCCCGAGCCTGAATCGCTGCTTTAAGCTCAGCAATCTGCGACTCCTTGGATACACGAGGAGCTTTGTCGCCAGTTGTGGTAGAGGTTTTGGTTTTGCTAGTGCCACTTGCGGTTGTGTCTTTCTTAACATATACGCCTGCTTGTACTAAGATCATGCGAACGCCGTTAGCCGACTGTTCCATGTCATCAGCAATTTCTTTGATTAGCTCAGTTGAGTTTTCTGGAGTAGGATCTCCAGCTGTGTAGGTGTCGATTGCTTGTTGCTTTTGCTCGTCAGTCCATGCCATTTTTTAGTTTCCTGGTTGTGTTTAAGGATTAATTATACAGTATGATAACAAGTTTTTCAAGTAAATAATTATTATCATATTTTAGCACACTAGCTGGCCAGGGAGCCCCGGCTGTTATGCAGGGTGGGGTTTTAACCCAAATGTGCTAAAATATGGTGCCGGATGAAGGATTCGAACCCTCGACCACCCGCTTACAAGGCGGGTGCACTACCACTGTGCTAATCCGGCTATGACAAGGTTTTTACAGAACCCTGCCAAAAACTGTGATTACTAGTCTAGATTACTTCAGCAACTACTGCCTGCATTTTCTTAGGGTCGAAACGACGATAGTTATTGCAAACATCAAAGCTAGATTTAACAGCTTCAATAGCTGCAACATAAACTTCTTGAACACGATTCATTTGTTCAGCAAACTCACCCTGTGTGTGCATATCTAGCTCACTGATATCAATGCCTTCAAACATGGTATTAGGCTTAACCAACACTGCCAGAACTCTGTCAGATTGTTTGCCATTATCTTTTGTGTAATTGAAAGTTAGGATGTTCATAGTATTGTGTTGTTTAGTGTGTTTAAGTATATATTATACAGCGATTTAGTTCTAATAACAAGTGTAAATTTTTATGCCTTTGGAAACAGTCCCACATCAAGTGCTTCTCTAAATCTCTCTGCCATAGCTGGCACGATGCAACTTAAGAATACTAGTGGGGCGATTATAACATTGATAACAAAAAATGTTGTGATTAACAAGATCTTATTATCAATGGGTTTTTGCTGAGCCTTCATTACTGGTATCAGTAATTCGTAAATAGACACTATAGCTGTAGTAAGTGCAAATATACAATACAGTGTTAATAGCGTCATTTACTTGGACCTTTGTAGATCCTGCTAGACAGAGTAAAGAAGTTCTTGTCAGCCATTACTGGATTGTTTAACTTTTGCAATGTTTTAGGCCCAGGTTTCTGCATGGCAGCCCTAGATATGTCGGCATTAGCAGACATAATTGCAGGATCAAAACGACCTGTAAATAGTTTAAACAGCTTTGCTAAGCGAATCCAGCTTGCACTCCAAGGACGTGTACCAGGAATTCTACGTCTATAAACAATAGATTTTAAGGCTGTTTTTACCTGTAGGTTATCTGGTTGAGCTTTTAGCGTGCGCTCAAGTTTACGTTTACGGTTGACTTCCCAAGTCTTGTTAGCCTTATAGCGACTATAATAGCCCTCTTGGCCTTTACTGGTTTTATTCTGTGCCATTTAAATCCTTTTTATTATGTAAAATTTACCCTCAGCAGTGTCCATTTTTAGGGCACTAATTTCTACATAACCTAGTTCATGTAGGTAATATAGAGATTTCAAAATATAGTGATTAATATTTTGAGTTGGTTTTGGCTGTGCTGTTGTTAGCACAAGTGCAATACTATCTAATAACTCTGTGGTCACTACAGTTGAGGTCCAAGGTATTAGATTAATAATTTTGCTAAAGGGATTATGTGGTGATGCCTCAAGCAGCTTTAGTTTCGTCATTTTTGTTAGGGTGTGCTGGATATTTGCGAGTTAACCAATCAAGTTCAGTACGAGATGGATTAATTTCATACCAACCTTTTTTACCATAAATGTTTAGTATACTATAAAAATATTCTTCGTACATGGGTGCTACTTTATCAAATAGAAAATTAGCACCCCAATCCCTGCAATTTTTAGGATTAATACGATTAATATTATTGGCTGCCCAAGTAATGTGCTCAAATGTTCTGCAACGGTAACCAGTTATGTTATGTAAATTTAATTCACCAAAACAGGCCCAATCACTACTAATAACTGGAGTACCACTTAGCATACTCTCAATTTGAACACCACCAAATGGTTCTCCATACTGAGTTAACACAAACTGACCACGTGCTCGACTCATTAGCTGTCGTCTTGTTTCAAGATCAGCATATCCAATTACTTCTACGTGGTCAGGTATAGTACTATATCCCATATTTAATATATTACCTTGACCAGCTATTTTTAATTTAGCACCAATAGCTGCTGTAGCTTGTATAGCAATATCTGTACCTTTATGCCCACCAATTCTGCCTAGGTATAAAAAGTAGTCATCTTTTTGTTCATTGTAATCAAAGTCATTAACATCAAAGTAATTGGGAATTACTGCATCATACCAACTAAACTTACCTGGAGTTTGTACTGCTGGTAAGCCAAAATGTGCAGCCATTATACTTTGACTTTCAAATACCCTGTAAGTAGCAAATATTTCACTTGCATAACCAATACCTGGTTCTACAATTATCATATCTGGATGTGCATCAGCAATGGCTTTATGTCCCCAACCCCAAAAACACAGTAAGAAGTCATTGGCACGTTTACGTAATCTTATTTCACGTATAGCATTTTCGTAGAAAGTTTTATATGCAATATCGTTTAGATCATACTTAAATGCATTAGCATGCCAGTCATGATCTCCATAAGCTGCATTAAGTGTTAAATCGCTAGTTACTGCAACATTTTCATCACAGTAAACATCACTACGATCATGGCCGTAGTGTATAAGAGTGTGCCCTCGACCCTGCATCATAGCACAAAATTTAACTACTTTTTGTGTAAATGCACAGGCCACATAATCTTTGTTTGATATTGTATGGGGTATGCCTAGTATATGAAATCTCATTTTATTGACAGGTGGATTAGTGGCTAAAGCCCCAAACTGTTTTCCAGTGGTTTTCAAATTTCAGGGTGTCATCTCTGAAAGTTTTTAGGGTATCAATAACCTCATACAATTCATCCAGCTGTTCAAAGTCAAAAGGCATATACCTGTTGCAGGTATCCCTAATTGTAAACGTACCACTACCGTCTTTTTCTTGATTAACATCCAGCACATAGTAGTACTCAGCTGTATTGCCAGTGCGGTTTTCTGCTACAAAAGATTCGTCTTGATTTTGTTGTTCCTGTGGAACTTTGCCAAATGTAATTTTCATGTTTTCCTTTTTTAAAATGTGGTGCGAGCCAAGGGAATCGAACCCCTATTTTACAAATTATGAGTTTGCGGCATTAACCGTTATGCTAGACTCGCTAGTTTATGGTACGGGCACCCGGATTCGAACCGGGACGCGCAAGGCGGGAGATTTTAAGTCTCCTGTGTCTACCGTTCCACCATGCCCGCGTATATTAATGTGACTTATAGAGTGCAGTAAATGCACGTTTAACAACATGATTCATATCACACAAATCATAATAGGCAAGTAGAGGTAATTCAATAGTATTCCCATCAAAAAACTTCTCAAGAGCAATAGTAGTGCCAGTTTTCTTACTAAATATATCCTGATCAGAGCAAGTGGCTACGGCACACTCAACCATTTTACCTGATTTATACTCACTAACTTTACGGAAAGCTACAGTAAGTCCTCCTTTTGGATACAGTTTATTAAAAATGTGGACAGTATGTACGTTCAACAGCTTTGCTTTATCCAGCAGTTGACCGCGATATGTTTGAATAATGCCAGTATTTTTAGCGCCAGGCATTGATGTGGGAAAAGGAAAGGCGTATTGTTCCATAATAATAGTTTGTTTGTGAGATATAATTATACCAAGATTTAGTACAAGATTCAAGTGTAAATTTGTTTTAGTGCAGAAAGTACACTGTAATAAAAATAGCCGCTCAAGGCGGCTGTAATGTTTGGCGGAATATAGGAGATTTGAACCCCTGATCTCTACCGTGACAGGGTAGCGCTTTAGGCCGGCTAAGCTAATATTCCTAAATTTGGAGCGAGCACCTTGGAGTCGAACCAAGACAAAGATACCGCAAAGTGGACGCCTTCACTCTAAACGGTTTAGGACTACCTTCGCCCCTCTCACTTCGTGCCGCAAATTGGTACACCCTGTTGGAATCGAACCAACTTCAACGGTTCTTCAAACCGCCGCTATGACCACATCAGCTAAAGGTGTGTATTTGGTACATCCTGACAGACTTGAACTGCCGACCCGCTCCGTGTAAAGGAGCCGCTCTACCACTGAGCTAAGGATGCATTTTACTGGAGCAGGATAAGGGAATCGAACCCTTCTCTATAGTTTGGAAAACTAGGGCACATCCCCTATACCAATCCTGCAAATTAACGACGCATATTAGCAGCATCTGTGGCTGCTTGTTTGCTAAAAATTGGCTGTAAACAGCTTTTGTGAATAATTGAGATACCAATCATTTCAGTACCAGTATATTTAGGAATGGATTTTAAGGCAGTACTGCCACCAGCGGTTACCAGACTTGGTGGTCGGGTAGTCGGTCGTGGAGTGCCCATTTCTGGACTAAGTGGTTTGACGTTGAATTTGTGTTTCATGCTGTAATTATAACAATTTTAAACAGCTGTTTCAAGTAGATATTTATTGATATTGTGCGGGTGCCGAGGATCGAACTCGGGTCAGGACGTTGGCAACGTCCAATTCTACCATTGAACTACACACGCAAATTGGGGTGCACGCTTGGAATCGAACCAAGGTCAGCGGGATCACAACCCACGGCTCTACCATTAAGCTACGCTCACTCGTTATCTGGCACAAAGAATCCCAGTCTACCCATGTTGTTGTGATTATCCCTGTCAGCAACCATTTTATAGTTAGGCATTGGTGGCTGCTGAGTCTCAGACCAGACTGGCCAGAAGTTAGTGTACATGATAGGATCCGAGTTAGGTCTTAGGTGTACCTCTATTATGCAATCACCCTTAATTTCAATATTGATGTGGTTGGATGTTACTGTTTGTAAAAAATCTGGGATTGCGTACGCATAGTCAACCTGTACCCACTTAGTAAACTGTACTAGGTTACTAGCAGTATTAAATCCCTCAAATACATGCTGTTGTGTCCAGCAGCCGTCCACTCTGACAAAGTCCATGGTGATGTGCCTGCCAGTAAATACCTCACAGTAGAATAAGTCCGGCTCAATAACTGTGCCCTCATCAAAATGTTTTATTACAGCGTTTCGGCCCATGCCGTCTAGGTTAATGATGGGACGCACTATCCAGCTACCAGTCTCTGGTATCATAGATATGCCACACCTATAGCCAAGCAAGCAAGACAGGTATAGCTTATTGTACCAGCGTGCATCTTGTGGATACATTTCTACTGCTTGTGCGTCTGAGATAGTCATGTAGCTAGGTTTAGTTAAAAAGGAACGTCATCTTCATGTAACACATAGCTGCCAAAAATTTGTTTTTTCAGGTGTACGTCAACTTCGTCTATCTCTAGCGCTGGCTGACTGTGTTCAAATCCGGCATGCTCCTGAATTGCGTCAATTACCGTCTGCTGAAACTTTACATATCCCTGCTGCTCTGCCCAGATAAGATAATTGTAGTGATCTTCAATAACATCACATACTCTGCAATCCTGCAGTTTACCAAATGTGATCTTATCAAGCATGCCCAGCTTAGGGTCTTTTAGTTTTAAAAATGATTTAGCCATATATAAATACTACTACTTATATATGGCCTCTCCTGCATGAATCGAACACACATTTCGTGGTTCGTAGCCACGTGTACTATCCATTGTACTAAGGAGAGAGGGTAGTAAAGGTGTGAGTCGAACACACTTATAACAGCGTATGAAGCTGCTGCCTGACCGTTAGGCTACTCTACTGGTTGTTTTTCTTTAGATAGTTTGTCGCGTTCTTCCATTCTTAGGATAACTTCATCAACATCCATCCACATATCTTTGTTGTCTAGCAGACTCTTAATCTCTGATTTAGTTAAAAAGTCTTCGTAAATTTCATTTAGTAGCTGTTCAGACCACTTTCGCTCATGCTGAATTTGTCCAAACATTTCTCCACCTTTGCCATATGTTCCGCCACTATAGTTGTGGAACATAAACATACTATGTGGTGTTACCTCAAAGCGATCTGCACACAGAAAGATCATGGTAGCAGCACTCATACAAGCGCCTTCTACCGAACATATTACTAATGCCTTAGTTTCTGCCAAGACACGCATAAACTGAATACCAGTAAACATATCCCCACCAAAACTATTGATATAGATTTTAACTGTGTCATCTTCTGTGCAGTGACGGATTGTGTCAAACCAATCAGTATATTCTTCAGGACTCTTGATATATCCAGAGATATAGAATTCAAAAGATCTGGCAGTAATTTTAGGAGTAACCCTGCCATTAGTACTTGTAAACTCAATATCTTCTTTTTCCATATTTTATACGTTACTGGTAGTGTCAACCACTACCGGTGTTTTTGGAGGATACCTAGAGGTGTCAGGAATTGGCGGTGGTACAAGTGGAGTAGGTTTACCTACGTATACTGGAGCCACTACTGGCTTAACCATGATTGGGATTGCCTGCACCATTGTTTAGATTAATGTTATCGTAAGCGGCGGGAATACCTGGAATAGGGCTGTTATCTAGCTGTCTTCCAGTAGGTGTTTCTGTATCCGGGTTTGGCGCGGTAGCTGGCAGTGGTTGTGGTTTTGGTGTAAACATAGAAATCTCCTGTAAAGTATGGACTGGGATGTTGGATTTTAACCAACCTAAGAAGGGTTGCAGCCTACTACATAGACACTCTGACAATCCCAGATAAAATCGGGCCAGGTATTCTGTTACGAGGAACCTGGCAAACCCTAAGCTGAGTTTAGGCAGCTAATGCGAACTGTGTGTCGTTTGCGTTTACTTTTTTTGTGTCTACAACTAGGCTGCGTCTTTCTATACTATGGGTATAGCGACTAAAGTCACCCTAATCCTAACGGCTTCTACTTTGCCGGGCTGTCCACTTGTTTACTTGTTGCCCTGTCGAAACTATGCAGGCCCATCAGAAACATACTAGTTCTCAGTGACCGATGCCGTTAAATAACACCGATGTATCTAATATGCTTATGGTGGACCTGGGGGGATTCGCACCCCCGTCCAAGACACTTTTCTGTTTATTTCATACAACCATAAGAAAACATACTGTTTGGAACTTTTATTATGAGCATTATTATCTCATTTACCAGTAGACAATATGTTTACCTATGGCGGAAAGCAGAGGAGTCGAACCCCATCCCGGTTAAGAGAACCTGGTTTTCAAGGCCAGTCGCAGGACCAACCCCGCTGCATTACTTTCCAAACCGCTTACGATTATGCGGAGTATGTGTTGATGCCTGTTAGGGCCCATACCGATTAGTGGTTGCGGGTGACAGATTCGAACTGCCGATGCACCTGGCTTATGAGACCGGTGTGGTGAGCTCCCTACCCGCGTTAATCTATCTGTAAAACTGAAATACTGACCTCTAAGTAATCCCAGCAATGTTCAGCTAACAGATCAAAATCTTCCATGTCTAATAGTTGGTTTTCCTCAAAAACTATATCTTGAAATTCGCTAAGATACTTTAAGGCTGCGTCTCTCTTAGATGTTGAGTGTATCTCTTGTTGAAAGATTTCACTATCATTAGGATAGCTGTATGCTACTACGTATCTATTCATTTTTTTCCTTGGTAAAGAATTCTGGCATACCCTCACGGACTCGAACCGCGAACCTCTGGTTTTGGAGACCAGCGCTCTGCCAATTGAGCTAAGGATACGCTAACTGGTTGCCTCGGACAATTTTGAAATGTCGGCCTATCGCTTATCAAGCGATTGCTCTTCCTCTGAGCTACAAGGCAATAACTGGCGGAAGATATTGGAATCGAACCAATCAGCCTATTTCTAAACGAGGGCTTAGCAAGCCCTTGCCGCACCTTGCGGCACATCTTCCAAAAAATAAAAGGTTTAGATAAGCATACTGTTACTATATGTTTATCTAAACCCTAGGGTTTAAAGCTGCCTTGCTTTCGGAACTGGCTATCCGACTAATATTGGTAGGCATTTTAGTAGTAGCGCTGTTAACGCCTTCAGGAATCACGGCCACTAAGCAGCCACCTATTTACCTACTATTTTTCACAGTTACAAATGTAGTTAATGTTCATAACTGTGATAGATTGCGTCTAGTGCACTAGAAGCTATCTATACTAATTTCATAAACCACTCATTAACGATGGGGTTGTTTATGCAGGCTAGCTTACCTGTGTGATCGTATAACTGCCATTGATTCGAACAATGGTACGATCGTGTCTAAAATTACTAGATCTGGCTCCTCAGCGTGGGATCGAACCACGGACAACTTGATTAACAGTCAAGTGCAACTACCGCTGTGCTACTGAGGAATATATCCTGGCAGCCGAAGTAGGATTCGAACCTACGCATACTGGAATCAAAATCCAGGGTCTTAACCGCTTGACGACTCGGCAGTATAACCATAGAAAAACACACTATTTTCCTAGCTTTACGGTGGTAGTAACCTACTTCTTTGGGATAGCCCCTGCATGCAGTTGCTAGGTATCCTGTTTTACCGTTAAATGTGTTTATCTATGGTGGATGCACTGGGATTTGAACCCAGGACCTACCGGTTAAAAGCCGGTTGCTGCTAGCCGCTGAGCTATACATCCATGTTAGGTTTTCGTGTTTTCATTAGTGAACCTGTTGTCCTTCTTCCATACCATGAGTACGATTAAGCCAATCAGCGCGATTGATAACCCACTCACGATGTGGTACGTGTGGTACTTTTGCTATTTTGTCTGCACCAAATGTTACAGTACATTCCTTAGTTTGATCCATTTGCTCTAGCATCTGAATTGCTTCCCAAATTTTCATGATTTGTGTCTTTAAAAAATAATTATAACTGGTTTAAACAATAACTTCAAGTTATATTTTTCGCGGCTGATCTGTGTACTGTGGCCAATTAGCGGCTTCAAGCCAGTTGCTAAAAGGGATTACTACTGGTACTCCATCAACTGGAATACCACCAATTGGTGTAAATTCTATCATAAAAAAAATAGGGCCGAAGCCCTAGTGTGTTAGGGAATAAGGGTATCTTATGTTTGTAGAATAGTCAAATTAAATTTATGCATCATAAGAACCCTTATTATTTGGTGGAGAATAACGGATTCGAACCGTTTGCTTCTGCTTGCAAAGCAGATGTGTTAGCCAAGTATACCAATCCCCCAAATATCATTTTAAAATACTGCGAATCATCCAATTATGTTTCTGCATTGCATCAATGCGCTCAGCAATAAAATTAGCAATACCTTGCTGATTTTCAGCAACAGCTACAGTAAATGTAGCATTAAGATACTCTAGCAACTTTGTACTGTCGGCTAATAGCAGCGCAAATTGTTCCTGGGCAGGCATCTGACCCACAACACATTCTATAATGGTAAGCTCACTAAAACTTGAGAGACTGCCAGGTGCATAAACATCTAGTGCACGGATATATTCGGCAATAGGGTCTTGAGTTGCATAAATATCTGCATAAAACTTGCCAAAGAATTCATGATACTGTGGAAAATAGGCTCCCTCAACATTCCAGTGAAAATTTGCGGCTTTTAGGTACAGGCTGTGACTTGATGCTAACAGCACTTTTAAATTATCTGCTAACATAGATTAGCCTTTCTGAAGTGGTCTCTGATGTGTGACTCGAACACACGAAATCTTCCTCCCAAAGGAAGTGGTATAGCCACTAACCGAATCAGAGATTAACAGCAATTGTTGCTGCTAAGTATAAATTATAACATTTTAGGGCACTAAACACAAGTGTAAATTTATGCAACTTACCAGTAGTACTGGTGGGGTTTACGGCCTACACTGGGTGTATCTAAGTCAAATAGATATAAAATATCTGTTCTAACTGCTTTACGTTCCCAAATTGATCCGCTACGTCTTTGAGGTTTATTCATCATGATTCTGGTCCACCAGCTGGGCGTATTCATCCAGTGCTCCTCAGTATCTATTTTTCTGCGCTTTTTAGTTCTGGTTGTTGGTAGATTTATATATCTAAACCAACCCTCAACCTGAATTCTGTCTTTGTCCCAAGCCTCATGTTTAATATGACTTGGGCGATCTTTAAGTGTTCTACTCACTTTATGCTCCTTGTAGTATTACAATCGCATAGTGTCTCCTAGTTATAGCCGGGTCGTTTAACCTAGTTGTTGATGTTTTAGTACACAGATAGCCTTACAGATATTAGGCCATTCATCAAACATGATGCGAACTTCATGTTCGTGATCTAGGCCACTTTGTTTAAGTACCACAAATGGCCCATCTCCGTCATCTTGTAGACTGACTCGTACGCAATCCCCGTACAGCGGATTAGTGTTAGTATCTGCTACAGTAATCTGGGTAATTATGTTTCTGTATTGCATGTTGTTTTAGAGGTTGGTGCCCTAGGGGAGACTTGAACTCCCAGAACCTGGTTTCTAAGACCAGTACGTATACCTATTCCGTCACCAGGGCATTATGTTAGATAAATTTAATAAATTGCTGTACAGCAAGATTTTTTTGTTTGGCTTCGCACATTATGTCGGCATCAGCACTAAAGCTGGCCGCCCACTCGTTAACTGCTGAGTTCCAGTAATAGTCGCTGTGTGCACGAAGTTTAGTGCTGGTAAATCCAGCACTTTTAAGTGCAGCTAGATCAGGCAGTGTATCTGCATCATGGTCTACTAACACATTTTCTCTGCTAACACTGTAGTGTATAACAGGACGCACACCTCGCCAGCTTTCAGTTACAGCACGCACACGATCGTCTGTGGCACAGATATACTCGCCACTGGCAATCCAGTGATGATGTATGTCTAGTACTAGGGCACAGTCAAACATGAGTTCAATACTGTGCTCTATACCCCAACTGTATTCTGCATTTTCAATGGTTAAACAATTGTGTGCTTCACGACTAAGTCGTTTAAGTGCGCGGCGAATACCATCAGGCCCAGCCTTGCCACCAATATGCACATTGCATTTAAAGTCTTGAAAGCTGCGACCATATCCCATATAGCGAATAATGTCACAGTGATACTCAAATTCCGTGATTGAGCGCTCTACTACTTCAGCACTATCTGATGCCATTACGCAAAACTGACCTGGATGAAAGCTAAGCCGCACGTCAAGACTGCGGGCTAGGTTTCCAATCTCAGATAGGTTGCTTTCTAGATAGCGTAATACATCTGGCTCAAAGTAAAACCACATATAGCGGTCATGACTGTAAGCTGGCAATAGGTCACCACTCAGTCTAAACATACGTTGATTGACTGGCAGGCTGCCCACATACTCAATCTGAGCACGCAGTGCCTGAACATTGTTGGTCATTAGTTCCCACAGTCGTGCAACTACACGATCTGGTGTTTGGGCATTAAGCCAGGTAATGGTTGTGGTTTTAACTGCAAATTTAGCAATAGCCACATCGTGTGATTCTTGAATTTTACAGGCAAAACCTGCACGATGTATGTTTGAGTTAAAACTGTGCATATAGTAGGGTATTTATTGTAACCATTAATTAAGTATCATCGTGCAAATTCTGAGATAGTCGCTAAACTGGCTCAATGCCGATGCAGTTATGTCAGGATCAGTCGCCGGCAGCTTTGACCCGTATAGTGCTAACGTCTTAGCACGTTACCTTGATGATACTTAATTAATGGTGGATGCAGTTGGGAACGATCCAACAGAGTGTCGCCACGTCCGGGTTACAGCCGGAACCGCCTCCTTAACGGTATATACATCCATTTACCCGCAACTTAGCGTAAACGCATTAGTTGGGGTTTCGGCTTGACCAGAGCCATCATCAGAATGGTTTAAAGCTGCCGCAGCAGGTAACCTGCATTTACTGTGGCCTGTAACAGCCACTACAGCTTAGGGTCTTTGTTGGTAGATCTAGGGGGAATCGAACCCCTCGTTTGCACTGTGAAAGAGTGCCGTCCTAACCGTTAGACGATAGATCCTTATTACTTTTACTTAAATTTTCTTGACCTGTAGTCCTGCTCGGGGCTGTTACTAGGCGATTTCGTTTGTAACAATTAAGGAAGTATTTGTGCAGCCAAACCACTTTCCACCCGAATATACTTAGACTGAGCGTAATGAGGGTCGCAATCCTCATTTTATGTTAGTCCTCTCGTTTTACACTAACAACGCACTGCGAGAATCTTACACGAACCTGATGCTTCTGTATTAGCTTTATATTTGCGGTCAGAGCCGGTGTGTCTTATTCTGTCTGTCTAAGTAATTATTATAAATTGTTTTAGTACACAATTCAAGTCAATATTTTAAAAAGTTGTCAAACGAACTATACCTAAGTCAACTAGTTACCCCTGGAATTAATGGGTTGGGCATTTCTGTAAAGTCTGCCGCTTTACCTATTCTGAATTACCACGTGACCAGGTGGTCTTTGCTGACCTATTTACAATTCTAGCCACGGCAAATGGCCTTGGCAACTTTTTAAAATGTTGTCTACTGCTAAACAACACTAATTATACTACGATTTACGTCCAGTAGCAAGTTTAAATTTCTTGATCTCTGCAGCATCTAGTGATGCACTTACACGAAACTGATCACGACCTACTAAGTCATAGTGCTTGACAGCCTGCTCACGCAGTTGTGACACATTGACTGTTACATTTTCGTATCTGCTAACATAGGCATCAACTAAGAATTCCTTGGTATATCCAGCCATATTCTTCCTTTAAAAGATAATTATAACTCGTTTGACACACACAATCAAGTCAATATTTTGGTCGGCGATGCTGGAATCGAACCAGCATTAAGGGCTTAGAAGACCCTTGCACTGTCCATTGTACTAATCGCCGACGGTGTTCTAGTTTGTGGTAACAGGGCCGTAGGGTTCAAACAAATGAGTTTTAAAATATCTTACTAACTGACCATCCATATAGTCAAAATTGTCTGGAATGTTCATGACTATTTGCTTTTCTGTGATTTGAGTTAGCAAGTCCGAGTGCCCCACAAAGTTATCTTGTAGCTGCCACAAGTTTTGTGCGTTAACAAATATTATTTTGTCAGCCCAATTAATTAGGTTAGCACTGCAAGGAATTAGTGCATAGTCAAAATTGCTGCCACAACTACGGGCATTAATTTTGTATTGAGCAGCTAAACTGGCACCGGTTGGGCTGCGCAGGAGGCCAGCACTACACACAAACAACCAACGACTATTAGTACCCTGGTAGGGATTACTATAGGGAGCATTTGCACTAAAGATTGCGTCATTTTTTGTTCCTGTTTGAAAAGTTGAGTTATTCATGCTAATTTATCTAGTTGTTGTCCTGCGCGATTCATGTAACGATTTAGTTCTAGCCTGGCAACTTCATTGCGTTTAAGTGATTCACGAATCTGTATTTCTTCTAGTCTAAGTGCGTCATGTCTGCGGTCTAGGTTGTTGACCAGCATTTGCCGGTACAACACATTGTTTTGATCAGTAATCTTGGTCATACTAAAATCTTAGGTCTGGCATATTGTGGCAAAATACACATACATCACCAACAATATTGTTATGGGTTTCCCACACACTGCAGTCTGCACATTGTGTAACACTAAGGCTGCTGAGGTCAAACAATTCTGGGTTTAAGCCTAATACATAGCAGGCATCAACTAAACTGTCTCTAGTACGATGTAAACTATGGTTAAGTTTCGCGTACGTGTCTGTCATCTTTTGTAAACACTTTGGGGTATTTCTTGTAGTATAGTAGGAACAGGATATTACATCCTGCGTGTGCCAAGTGGCTAAGGCCAGATTCTGGGTCCAGGTCTTGACCCCGCATATAGCTAAAAATGTGTCTGACGCAGCTGTTAAGAACACGCGAGTGGTTCATGCCACCATGTTCTGTAAAATTCCAGGCAGCGTACTTGTTGGCACCAAACTCTAAAACCCGATTGATCTCTTCTAGTGCCTCAAATGGCATTAAACTCCAGTTGGTTTTGCCAGAGTCAAATCGTACAGCTTGTTTGGGCTTAGGCACTTTGGCAGAATCAGTTTCTGCAAACAGTTCCTGTAATTGTTTATTACAGTGTATAGTGCTTGAGGCTTTTCCAAGCCAAAATTCTGGGTTAGTTGCTGTATTCATGGCGATAGTGCATTGTTAAGTAAATATTATAGCAGTTTTGTGACCGTGGCACAAGTTTGTTTTTCTTTAGCACGTAACAGTGCTGGAAGTTTTTGAGTCTTGGTGATCTGACGCAGTAGTCTGGGATTTATAGCATTTAATCCATTTAATATGCCTTTTGACTTATTGTATTTTTCATAGACTGGCAATAGTACATCTAAGATTAGTAACTCTAATTCTGTAACGTAACTGTGCTGTAAAAGACTCATAGATGCCTCCGTTTACAGCTATTATACCATGCTGACCAGGCTGTGTCAATGCCAGTATTTTTGTTGCTGGCGCACAGGCATTAAAAATTTTAGTCTTGTATTGTAGTGGTGTTTATGATATAATAACTAACTATTTCAGGAGAAACTGTGCAAAATTTAATTAATGTGTTGCTGGCAGGTCAGACAGAGTTTAAGGATGGTGGTGTGCAAATTCAGCATCCAGCCACAGCTACGCAGATTCGAGCAGCTAAAACTCTAAGTGAACTCAATAATCAAAATGTTGCTAATCAACAAATCATGGTTAATCAGCAGCAACAGATTACACAATTGCTGGAAGACCTAGAGCGTTTATGTATTGAAAAAACTAACTATGAGTCCAGTATAACTAGTCTTAAACAGGAGCTAGAAAATGCAACTAAAACTATTGCTAGTGCCAGTGCTGTTGATACCCAGCCTAGTGCAGCAGCCAGCAGCATACCTGTTGCCGAGCCTGACCCAGCTGAACTGCCTGGTCAAGAACACGTACTATGAGGCCCGAGGTGAGCCAGTAGAGGGTCAGATTGCTGTGGCCCAGGTAGTACTTAATCGTGTAGATCATGCTAACTACCCAAAGACTATTTGCAGGGTAGTATATCAACCCTATCAGTTTAGTTGGACCAGCACTAAACATAACACTAAGATTGTGTGGTCAGACTGGCAAAATAGCCTAGATGCGTCAGTTAGGGCATATAACCTGCCACGAATTGATGCCACACACTACCATAATACATCAGTACATCCAAAATGGCATTTAAGGTGGACCATGACTATTAAAAATCATGTGTTTTATGCAGTTTAGGGTCAGCAGCACGATAAATTCTATCTTGCTGTTGACCCTATTTTTTGTTATAATAGCGCTATGTTTAAATTTATTAAGTTTGTGTTAATGCTGCCAGTTTTTGTGGCTCTAGCTGCAGTCTGGTTACTTATACTGCCACTTCTCTTGTATGGTATATTTACACACTTTTTTATTAGTATATGGAGCTAGCAATGCACAAGAAACTTAGAGATGGAATGGTAGCTGTTCTGTTCTCGCCTTACCATGGGGCCGGCTGGTATTCCTGGCACTATGTAGAACAGCTGCTGTACGACCCACAGGTGGTGGATATGGTACAGTCAAATACCTCTGCAAAAACCATAGAGCTGTACTGTGAAACAGTGTATGGCAACAACCACTTCTACGGCGGTGCCGAAGACCTAAAGGTTGTGTGGATTCCTGCAGGTACTCATTTCCGTATCCAGGAATACGATGGTTATGAAACTGTTGAAATTCGAGAAACCATAGACTGGATAGTAGCATGAACAAACGAATTCGTGAACTTGTCGAGAAGTCTTATATCTATGATCGACAGAATGATTCATCGTTCTTCGATAAGGAACTGTTCGCCCAGTTGATTGTGCAGGAATGTGCCAATCATTGTGATTTACTATTAGATCATAAGATTAGTTCAGAATGGTCAAGAGGAACACACGATTGTTCCAGAGCGATTAAAGAACACTTTGGAGTTGAAGAATGAACGAACGAACTAAACAACTGTGGGAAGAATCTCAACAATGGAATGGATCTGATGACGGTCGTGGTGGGTTAAAAATACTTGAGAGTGTTGAAAAGTTCGCCGAGTTGATTGTGCAGGAATGTATTGATATTATTGCTCCTTACACTGTTAGAATGAGCAGACCGGGCGAAGAATACTTACATCCTATTCTAGAGATTAGAAAACATTTTGGAGTTGAACCATGAGTTTCTTTTGGGGATTGTTATTGGGATTTGTAACAGGCATATTTTACATGGCATACCGCAGTAACACAGATACTAGAACAACAACACCATGACTACACCATTTACAGCAGAACAAAGCCTGGTATACCGATTACGTATGCGAGCAGAAATTCGCCGACAGATTGCTACTCGTAAGAGTGTGCAAGAGGGCCGTCCAGACAGAATAGCAGATATCCTAGAAGAAGCTGCCAACGAAATTGAGAGATTACAACAATGTTTATTACACTAACTAATGCTTCTGTACTTCATACAGGTGCTAAAATTGCAATTAATACAAGCCTAATTGCTACCGTACATACTGCTGCAATTGAGCGAGACCCAGGTGTGTGGCAAGATGTTAGTTTTATCTTTTGCCCTCCACATGGTACCTGGGAGGTAACAGAATCAACTCAATACATTGTGCAACAGCTAAACCAATTGCACGCAAACTCACCGCAATGAAAAAAATACTAATTACCGGTAATAGTGGATATATAGGCTCACACCTATCTAAAATGCTAGAGGATTCATATGATGTATATGGATTAGATGTTGCAGTGCCACAGACAGATCAGCTTAGGGACTGGTATAATGTTGATATTCGTAGAGTATTCACCATTGATGTTGAATTTGATGCGGTCATACACTTAGCAGCACTAGTTAATGTAGGTGACAGTGAGCGTAATCCCTCACTATACTATAATACCAACTTAATAGGCACAATGAATGTTCTGAACGGTATAAAAACCCAGAACTTTATCTTTGCTAGCACAGGTGCAGCACAAGATTGTGAAAGCGCTTATGGTATCAGTAAACGTGCTGCGGAAGATGTTGTGCATGAATACTGTACTGCACGTAATCAGCAAGATTACACTACGTTTAGATTCTACAATGTTATTGGTAGTAGTGGTTTTGCGCCAACCAATCCAGATGGATTGATGTATAACTTAATGCGTGCAAAACACACGGGTGAGTTTACTGTTTTTGGTACTGACTATGAAACCCTTGACGGAACCTGTTTTCGTGACTATGTTCATGTAAATGAGATATGTAGTGCATTACGTACTGCCATTGAGAAGCCCAGCAATCAAACGGAATGTTTAGGGCATGGTATAGGACGTTCAGTTAGACATATTGTTGAGCTATTCAAGCAGGTAAACAATGTGGAATTTCAGGTAAAACATGGCCCCAGAAGAAAGGGTGACTTGGCAATAAGTGTATTAGATGACATATCACCCTACATGAACAACGTCTATACACTAGAAGAGTTACTGCGATTTTAAAAAGACAACACTATGCAATTAAAAATTTGTGGATTAACATACACTGTGCTGTATAAAACAGCACAAGAAATGCAGGGCACTATTGGCCTTGCACGATTTAATGATCAAGAGATCTGGATTGGTGATCACTTTACTGATCAGACTCAAAAGATTGCGCTATGGCACGAAGTGTTGCATATCCTAAGTGATGCCTACAACCTAAAAATGACTGAAGAACAGGTTAAATTTATGACACATGCACTAATTGCATTTGCGGAAGATAACCCAGCAATATTTAAAACACCTAAGATATGAAAACTCTACTAGACGAGCTGCTGTGCACTAGATATCCCAAAATGATGGTTAATAGAAACCTGGCCATGACAGAAACCTGCATGTGCTGGGGCTTTGATTGTGGGGATGGTTGGTTCAATATCCTGGATCAGCTTATGGGCAATATCCAACATCACATTGATTGGAAGAATAAAAAAGAAGAAGTTGTAGCACAAGTCACACTGGATCAGGTCAAAGAGAAGTTTGGTACGCTCAGGTTCTACTACACTGGCGGAGATGACGTTGTTGATGGCATGGTGCGTGTGGCTGAAGGCATGAGTGCAGTAACCTGTGAAACGTGTGGTGCTCCTGGCACTACGGGTGGTCACGGTTGGATTAAAACTAGATGTAGTCTACACACGGACAATGATGATTAAACACACAATTGATGCAAGTGGGTTAGATGTATTGCACGTAACGCAACATGATGACAAAACCATTACCACATTTCCTGATGGCACTACTACTACACTGTGGAAAAACAACGACATGATATCAGCTAAAATTATTAAAGACAGCATCAATCATGCACAAAACCGAATCACAACTTTTGAGTTGGAGTATCCTAGGTTTATTCATGCAGAGCTAATGACACACAGGCAGTTTAGTCGCAATGCTGCTAGCAGCCGTGCAATACCTGTTGCAAACATGATTAAACAGGTAGAACTAAACCCTGCCGTACCTGTTCACTGGGGTCAAAATCAGGCAGGCATGCAAGCTGCAGTAGAGGTTGACTTGCCTCAACAGGCACTCAGTCAGCACGCCTGGCGTAGTGCCTGTGCTAGTGCTTGTGAGTGGGCACGTGTACTTGCCAATCAGGGTTTACACAAACAAATTGTTAATCGAGTTACTGAACCTTTTCAGATTATGAAAACTATTGTAACTGCTACTGAGTATAAAAACTGGTTTTGGCTTAGGTGTCATGCAGATGCTCAACCAGAGATAAAGCAGCTGGCTGATCTTATGCGCCTACAACAGTTGCAGAGTGACCCTCAGCTGCTGGATGTGGGTGACTGGCACTTGCCATATGTGTACAGTGAATTTGCGTTTGAACAGGTATTTTACGATGCTGCTGGCACCAAGCTGTCACTAGCAGACGCCCTAAAGGTCAGTGCCAGTTGCTGTGCTCAGGTCAGCTATCGTCGTCAAGATGACAGCCTAGAAAAGGCATACGCCATCTATGACAGGCTGATTGTTAGTGAGCCTGCTCATGCCAGTCCAGTTGAGCATCAGGCTACACCCATGCCACACATTGCCGCTGATCAGTGGCCACCAACTGGCGTAACACACCAGGATGTGAGTGGTAACTACTGGAGTGCTAACTACTGTGGCTGGATTCAAAATCGTAAACTGTTAGGACTATAAATGAACAATACTGATCAAGTATTAGCTGTGTTAGCTGTAGCTGTATTCAGCCTACTGTTAGGCTTTGAGTTTGGCAGAAATTACGGGCAAAGAGAGGCCTGTGCCAGTCAGAAACTGGAGTGGCACGAAGCTCGATGTGTCGCAGTAACCCGCACTTAATTCAGCTAGGGGTCGGCACCACAGTAAAAACGTACTTGTGGGCCGACCCTTTTAGGTTTATAATTGATGTTATGAACAAACAAAACCAAAATATACTACGGGCACTGGGTGCTGTTATTGCAGCCGTGGACAGCTTTAGCCGTGAACACCCCATGTACCTTAAACTACAGGCTGCTAAAATGGCCTTAATACTGGAGCTTGTGAATGAAAATCCGACTACTCAGTGACCTACACCTGGAATTCTACGATAATCCCAGCATTTACCAAAGCCAAGGCGAAGATGTGTTGGTGTTAGCCGGCGACGTACATGCTGGCATCCACAAAACTGCCGGTGCACTAGCTAAATTCCATGCAGAACAAAAAAACATTGTATATCTACCAGGCAATCACGAATACTACGGAACTAGCATTGCAGAGTTTGATCGTGCTATTGGCACTGTTGCCAGAGATCTTGGTATTCACCTGCTTAATCCTGGCATGGTCCAGCTGCAGTCAGTGACCTTTATCGGTGCTACACTGTGGACTAACTTTGCTAACAACCCCCTTGCTGCACATGCCGCAGCTAATGGCATCAATGACTTCCGACACATTAGGGGTTTCGATACCGCTGCATGCAGCCGGCTGTATGACACACATGCAGACTACATACAGCAGGCATATGCAGCCACAGTAGGCACTCGCATCATTGTCACACACTTTTTACCAGCTACAGAGTGCATTGCTCCAGAGTATGCAGGTGACAACCTAATCAACAACTACTTTGCTAATCGCCTTGGCGGTTACATCAGCACACTACACAACACCACTTGGCTGTTTGGACATACTCATACCACAACTGACATAACACTAGGCACAACACGTTGTGTAGCCAATCCCTATGGTTACAACCGCAACTGTAACTATAGGGAGTGTGTATTTGAGGTGTAAATTTCATTAACCCTAAAGCAAAAAAGCCAAATTTACACCGGCTAACAAAAAACACAGTTGTTTTTTGCTTTGCAAGTGTGATATAATTTAATATATAAAGCAGTTAAGGATATTTGTCCCGTCAGTGATTCACAGAATCCAGAAATGGGAAGTCCACTAAATCGTGCTCCGCCACATCAGGTTTAGTGAGACGCTGCAATTTCTGAGATTGTGTGCGATCACTGGCCCGGGGCAAAATAAGTACTACTAACTCCGACTTTTTCTGTAAAACCACGCTTAAAAATGACACTAAATCAAACACAATTACTAAAGCCGGCTGTCCCACTTTGTACAGGCGGGCTGGCCACTACATGACTAAAAATGATATTGCAGCTTGGCCATTTGCACAGTGTGCTGGCCTAGACACAGAACAGCTGGCTGAGTGGGCAACTGCCATGGGCTTAACCACACATAACAGCTGGATGCTGCCACAGATTGCAGCATACTATGGCGGTCTAACAGTAACCCGTACAGCTGAGGGTCAGTTAGATCCAGTTGCACTTGTCAGGCAATTCAAGGACAATGATTGGGCACTGGGACTATGGAGGGTCTGCACTAAAATGCGTCGTAGTAGCCTAGTGAGAACTCAGACTGCTGAGACCAGTGTTAATAGTTGTGCCTTAGTTCCACTAGTACTAGCTGGTATCAAGCGCTATCAGGGCTATAGTTACAGCGAGTGGAGTCGTACTGGACTTGAGTATGTGGTAGATGCACCATTATTAGCAGCCATGACGTGCGTACCACCAGCGATCACTGCAGCCAGAACACTGGAATTGCGCGCTCTAGGATTGCAGACTAAAAGTGGCCCTAAGCAAGGGCAGTTGAAGCCTGCTATGACTACTTGGACACTGACAGGTCTCAAGCACACAGAGTGGGGCACACTACCAGCACTAGCACTAACCATGCTAAGTCAAGTATGGTGTGCACATCCTGCCGTACGAACAGACAGTATGGTACTAGACCCTGATAATTGGGACACCATGCCACCACCACTAATAGACACTGACGTGCTGGCTGCGACTACCAGGGCAGTTGCTGTAGCTGCAGCTAGCGATGTGCCCTGGTAACAGCCATCCAGACAACACCAGATCCAGCTTAGGGTCAAACACTAACATGAAATACGATCAAACACTAACACAAAAATTACTGGACATGTATGCAGATGGAGCTACGGTGCAAGACATAGCTATGTGCTTTACGGTGCTAGCCAACGAGCCAGTACCCGAGCGTAGCATAATTGCCAAGCTGTCAAGTTTGGGTGTCTACCAGAAAAAACAGTACCTTACAAAGCGAGGGGATGTACCCGTCAAGAAGTCAGCCATCATAGACCGCATCGCCGTGCTGCTGGACACCAACTCAGAATTTCTGGAAAGTCTGGAAAAGGTCAATAAAGCTGTATTAGTCTTAATCAGCAGCCGTTTAGACCCACAATCTGACCCTAAGCCGCTATAAGTGCCATTAATGCCAAAAGCCCACAAACTGCACAAGTTTGTGGGCTTTTTTGCGCTGGCACTTGGTTAAGGTGCTGCAGCTTAGGGTCAGAAATAGACACTTGACAAGTTAGGCCGGCCACTGTATAATCTTGGCGCAGCACCACCAACAACAACAAAGCCCACAACCATAACAGCTGTGGGCTTTGTGCGCTAGCAGGATTTTGAAAGGATGTGTACACCCTAGACCTGCATTTCACGGCCTTGTGTTCAGGTAGAACACGCCGTGGTCCTAAGATTAGATGATAGCTGTATTTTAAGGTGTTCTTTCACCAGACCTCTAGGCCCATCAGAAATCATAGCGTGCATTATCAACTGCCTCTGCAGCCATTTCAGCAGGTGTGATACCTGCATCATAACAGCTTCTATAGTCACAGTCAGGTAGGTCATCCACACCTAAGCCGCAACGTGCCACCACTAGTTGCTCCGTCTGCTGCATCCAGGCATCAAATGTTAAGCGCATTATATCTCCTTTTGTGTAACTCTATTATAGCATGATCAGCCTGAGTCTACAAGTAAATAATTTTTGTGGTATGGGTATAGCTGCAGCTTTTGACGACAGTACTATCACAGTTGTGGTCAGCAGGGATCGCAGCTGACGCAACTGCTTCCGACCCTAAGCTGCCGATTGCCAGTGTGTGCACAAAATTTTCAAAATTAGCGAAATTTTGGACTCCAGGCAGTTGGCCGCAGCTTAGGGTCAGACTACCACTAGTCCTACCACTGGCGCAAGCACTAGCCCTACCACTGGCACAAGCACTAGGCCTACCACTGGCGCGGCCACTAGGCCTACCACTGGCGCATAGCGCATGCGCTATGCTTTTGGTAGCGGTCGCTTCAAGCGACCGTGGTTTTTTTACCACAAACCCAAAAAAACACCCGATTACACCCGATTACTGGTCGCTTGAAGCGACCGTGGTTTTTTTACCACAAAGACCGTAATCCCAGTCCTTATGCTATATAAGGACTGAGATTACGGTCTGGTCGCTTCAAGCGACCGCTATCGAAAAGATAGCAGTCTGGCTGCTATCTTTTTTATAGTATACAGATTCTGTGAATTTGCCTGACTATGCCCGGCCATCTGCGCCAGATGGCTTGACGATTTTCTGCAAATACAATTCTGGCAGGAAAAGCACCATAGAATTCAACTTCAAACATCTTCATTTTTAGCTCTTGGAAAAATTTTGTAGAACAGGATTATAACCACAAAAACTAGATTAACGAAATAGTTGGCAAGCAGTGGATAATCCATTTTAGGCCAAACATAGCATAGTGTAAAAATCTCACCCCAAAACCACATTAGCAAAAACAGCCAGCTTAGGCCATGTGAATGGCCCTCACGTGTGGACTGTACTGCTTGCGGCAATCCACAAAGAGCAAACAGTGCTGAACCAGTCCATCCGATTATTTCTATCATGGGTGTATTATATCAGTAAAATCAGCAGTTACCAGCTTGTGGCAAAAATACCACATAGGTGTTTACCCCTACAAAGAAATACGGTCGCTTGAAGCGACCGTGGTTTTTTCACAACAGCAGCCTGGCTGCTGTTGTAGGGGTAAACCCCTATTGCTTAAAGTGCCCAAAAATCCCAGACATTTTCGCACATGATAACAAAATCAATGCGCCGCATTATAACACGCTTACCATCAAAAAAGCGCTCTAGTGCATGGTATTCGCCAACTTTAGCCCGGAATTTTTTCTCATTGCTAGACATTACAGCAGTAGAAAATTCCACATTATCCCCACAATCCCGATAGGCCATTGTGGTAACATTGTCCAAATTCACAACTTGAATATTGTCTTCAATAGCTATGTCCAGCCAGTCACGCAAGATAAATTTTTGTGTGGCTGTAAGTTTAGAGTTAGAAGTCATTTTTAGTTTCCTTAGTTAAAAAAAGATTATACCACAATAAAGGGCCTAGGCCCTTTATCCTAGCTTAAAGCCACAAAAATTTTCTCTAAAGCCGTTTTATTGGCTTTGGTCAGGCTTTCGGTTTCTGCCTCAGTCAATTTCAGCACAGCACCGATTGCATCCGCATGGGCATCCTTGCGAACAGGCTTTTCGCCAGTCTTGCTAACGTACACTTTAGCCACATAAACTTTTTCACGGCTGAGTTTAGCAACCACAGAGCGTACTGATTTGCCCAGAGTTTGTGCAAGGGTTTCCACAGAAACACCGGACACATAGTCAGCAACCATAGCCAGAGTTTGTTCTGGGGTATAATTCACATTTTTGGTAGTCATCACATTTTCCTTCAAGAGAATCAGGGATTTTTAACAGTTTCCCTTTACTGCCTGCTAAGTATCCATTATATACCTGTTCTGCAAGATTTTCAAGATAAAAATTAAAAACCTGATTGTATTTAGCTATTGATCCCATAGCTTTTTCCAATGACCCAGGTTGCTGTAGTGTGCTATAATTTTTGGCGCCTCGCTATCAAAAGCATAGCGGTCGCCTCAAGCGACCGTGGTTTTCTTACCACAGCCTGGCCGCTATCAAATAGATAGCGGCCAGCTATTATAATATTATAACCCCCTCTGGGGTTATATTATTATTTTGCGGTAAAGTGATTTTTGACCTGAAATTCTCGCCAGTTATAAGGGGTTATCTTTTCGCGCCAATTGCGTTTCTTAATAACCTCTGTAAGTATTGGCAATTCAAAATCTCGGGCATCCTCAAGTGCAGTATGTGGCTCTAGTGTAAATTCACCCTTAATAAACCCTGCCACAGTTTCGGCATTAGTTGAAAATGTCATATTACCATACTCTGTGACTTTATTAAAACTGTGATTCTCCAGCACAAAATTACGATATTGTTTAGTATTGCAGATATTGCCGACTGCTGCCTGCCATAAACAAAATTGTGACGAAAAGCCAGATATATCTATTGCAGTTTTTTCGCATTTGTCAGCGTCAAATGCAATATTATATGCTGTTAGTACGGGATTATATTTGCCAATTGCTTGCTGAATCCAGCGATTAACTGCATTAACTGATGCCAGCATACGTGAACCAGAATCTAGCATGGCAACATAATTAGCTTTGCGCTTATTTAGGCCAGCATAACCCCATATATCATTAGCATTTTTATCATGGAATAATTCATATTTGCCATAGTGGTCTGCAACCAGTACAGCGCACTGGTTATAGATTTTGCCTTGCCTATCCACAATAATAATTGCAAAATCTGCAATAGTATTCTGCATGGTGGTTTCTGTATCAAGGATAGCAAAGTATTGTTTTTTAGACATTTTGGGTTTCTGTAGTTAAGTGTGGATTATAGCACAGTTTAGGTTAGTGTCCCTGATTAGATGGAATATAAACCCCCATGATATTAAACCTATCGCATACAGCTTTAAGATATGCTGTATTATCCTCATAAAATACTGCTGCTGCGCCTTGAAAATTTTTAAGATTGAAAAATTTTGCTAAACCTGCTATTTTGAGTTTGCTGCCGGATGTAGCGTCACCCTGATTACGGGAGATAAGATAATCTGGTTTGCCTAGTACCTGATTAACAAAACAGTAATCTGGTTCATTCATAACTCTAGCGGTGGCAATTATGGTATAGCAGGTTGAATCCTGCAAATCTGACTGATATTGAACGGCTAACGGCAACAGTTTATCGTGCATGGCTAAATGCTGATGATTGCGCCAGTATTCTAAATCAATCTTATTATCAATTGTGCGATACCTATGGCTAGAGTCTACAATTGTTCCATCCATATCATATATGGCTATACGTTTAATTGGCATTTTTTGCTTTCTGTTATTGCTGCTAAGTGCCCATTATACAGCCAACAAGTGTGGTATTTTTACAAATGTCTAAAATAAATAAAACTATTTTTGTTGCAGAGTGCGCTATAGTGTGCTATAATTTTGGCGCCGCTATCTTTTTGATAGCGGTCGCCTCAAGCGACCGTGGTTTTCTTACCACAGCCTGGCTGTAGTAAGGGTAAACCCTTATTCCAATATATCAATTATGCCTATCAGGGATTTTAATATTATTTCTAATATATAGGTAGATACAGCCACGGCTGCAACCAGTGGCACGTAGAATATAAATTTAAATAGTTGAAACAGCATTATATAATCCCAGTAAGTTAGCAAGAAAAAAAGTGCCATTCAAAACGCAGAGAGCGTTATCCCGTTTTGAAAACCCTACAATTAGCCAGGATATTGAACCCAGCGAGAATAGTATATAGCCAGATAGTATTATCTGCGAAGCCACACAAAAAGCACCAATAATAGAAACCACAGTGCCAAACCATGCTATATATTTAATCATTTAAATTTCTAATGAGTGATAACGTGTAGCGGGTAAACCTATTTTTACCATAACTTTACACCATGATTTGCCATGCCCGCATTTTTTCTCGGATGCACCATATAGATTAAAGTCTATTTGATGCGCTAATTCATGCGGTAATATAACTGATAGCATAGCTGATTTATGCTTGGGCATAAATTTTGCTGCAATATGCACCACATTTAATTCCTGATAACTACAGCCTGCTGTTTTGGTGAATCTGTTATTTAGTATAATATCAGGACAATCATATTTTACCAGTTTAGGGAAAATCAGGCAGTATTCTAGCCATAAATTCTCGGCATATTTTTGAAGTGCTTTTTTGTCCATAGGTAAATTATACAGGGTAAAGTGTGGTATTTTTGCAAACAGCAAAAAATATTTTTGTTGCTGTTTGCAGAACAGTGTGCTATAATAGCTAGCCAGTGCTGCTATCGAAAAGATAGCGGTCGCTTGAAGCGACCAGTTTTTGGTCGGCAAAAAACAGCGGCCAAACCTGGCCGCTGTCAATAGGGGTAAACCCCTATTGCTTACTAAACAGGCCGACTGTTAGCCAGTGCAGTAAAAATTTTCTCTAAAGCCGTTTTATTGGCTTTGGTCAGGCTTTCGGTTTCTGCCTCAGTCAGCTTCAGCACAGCGCCGATAGCGTCAGCATGAGCATCCTTACGCACAGGCTTTTCACCAGTTTTTGACACATAAACCTTAGCGACATAAACCTTTTCACGGCTCAGTTTAGCTACAACAGAACGAACAGACTTGCCTAGATTTTGAGCAAGGGTTTCTACCGAAACACCCGACACATAGTCAGCCACCATAGCCAGAGTTTGCTCAGGCGTATAATTCACAATTTTTTCAGACATGATTTTTTCCTAAATTTACCAAAAAATGGGTTTATCGTTACCCGTTTACCGCCGCTAGAATATATGCGTTAGCAGTACCGCATGAGAAACATTTTTAACCCCTTGTTGCTATACAGTGATTATATCAGGTTTTTTTGAAATATTGTGCAATTGCTGCTAAATATTCTGCCATTGTTGCAAAGCGCATACCATGACGCTTTGCAAAGCTCTGAAATTTTGTAACTTCCTTGGCCGTGAATTGTGTTCGCATTTTTTGCCCCTTGTTGCTAAGTGTCCATTATATACCAGATTGCACCAGGAAGTGTGGTATTGTTGCAAATCTCAAAAATAAATAAAACTATTTTTGTTGCAGAGTGCGCTATAGTGTGATATAATTTTGGCGCGCCCCGCTATGATTAGCATAGCGGTCGCTTGACGCGACCAATAGCAGGCATACTGGCGCCGGTACTGGCGCAAAATTTAGATTAGTTACTATACTATATCCACAGGTTATACATATCCACAGGTTATCCACAGGTTATACATATCCACAGGTTATCCACAGGTTATCCACAGGTTATCCACAGGTTATACATATCCACAGGTTATCCACAGGTTATTCACAGGTTATACATATCCACAGGTTATCCACAGGTTATGTATAGTATACAATTATATATAGTATTGTGCTATTGCAGCATTATATTCTGTGATATTACTGAAAGTAATATCGTGCCGAGTGCAGAATTTTGCAAATTCTGTGATTTGTTTGTTAGTATATGTTTTCATATTATATGTTTCTGTAGTATATAATCAATCTGCAAGACCGATTCTCTTGCACAATGCCCGAAATTTTTTCAGGGATAAGTCACCTCGCATACGATTGATACCATCGCAGCAAAGCATGATATTCCCAACATCATATCCCATACGATTGTCGATTCTGTCCATAGTGCATAAGTCAGGACAAACTGCACCATCAATTAAACCCCGTTCAATTGTCATGGTTTCACCAGTATGCACGCAAAGCCCATTTTGCCCATGAAACAAGCCTACAAGATAGGCCACAGTTACATTGTCGTCGTTAGCCATACCCTTCATCTTGTTGCGTGAGCGTGCCATTTTGAGTGACTTAGCGAAAAACAATTCAAGGGGAGTGCGTTTCATTTTGAGTTACCGATTTTGTTGCGTTAACGTATTATAGGGGTTTACAAGGCATTCTTACAGAAAACACAAAAAAAAAATTAAAATAAATTTAAATTTTTTTGTTGACTTTTTGATTTTTGTATGCTAGTGCATATAAACCGTATAAACAGTTTATACAGTTTATACTATTATAATAGCATAGGGCGGTTCGCAGACTGCTATTATAATGATAGCAGTCCCGCCCTCCCACACGGCCATATTTAAAAAACCCCTGCAAAACTTTGGGTGCCAAACTCACGAAATTTTGGAGTTGACATGCTTGCTTAAACCAGTTATAATTATCAAAACTACCCACTCCACTATGTCACTACCCACTGTTACCCCAGCTGAAGCACTTAACATAAGTCCTGAAGCCTTACTAATTGCCAACACCTATCTAGAAAATCCAGACCTTGCAGCTGTGGCTGACAGTCTAAACGTGAGTGTGCACGTCATCACAGACACACTAGCGCGCCGGGAAGTCAAGCAGTACATTGACCAGGTGTTCTACAGCCTGGGATTCAACAACCGTTTCAGGATGGGTGATTTACTCGACGGCATTATCCGCCGCAAATTGCAGGACATGGATGAGGCAGAAACTGGCAGCAATAAAGATATCACAGAGCTACTAGCACTCAAGCATCGTATGCTTATGGAGCACATGGATCGTGAGATCAAGCTGGAAAGCCTACGCGCCAGCAACATCAAAACACAGACCAATATTCAGATCAATGAGTCAGGTGGCAGCAAGTACTCAGAGTTAATCAGTAAACTTATGACCGCACCCGTTCAGGACACCATTAATGTATAATCGTGGTACACGCTTATTAGAGTCAGGCCGTTATGCCAAGGCTGCAGCAGTTTTTCGTCGTCAACTACGTACCCACCAGTTCAAGGAGTGCTACCTAAACCTAGGCAACTGCTACAGGTATCTGAATCTTGATGATGATGCACTTGACGCATACCTACTAGCTGCTAACAGCAACACGCCGTTTAGCGATGGACGTTTTGGCAGTTACCCTAGCGCACTCAATAACATTGGACTACTGGAATACAGCCGCAATAACTTAACTGACGCAGAACGCTTTTATCGTGCAGCACTAACCCTAGACCCACTTTACACTGAGTGCATCTGGAATTTAGGCAATTGTGAACTCAAGGCCTCAAATAGTGTCGCAGGCTGGCCTATGTATGAGTACAGATTTAATAGAGGCCCAGGCTCAGTTGTAATTGACACGTCAATACCCAGATGGGATGGTGTCAGTAAGGGTACCTCAATTTGTGTACTCACTGAGCAGGGCATCGGCGACAAGATACAGTTTGCTAGATACTTAGCATTACTCAAGCCGTATTTTAGTGACGTTATCATAAATTGTCATGCCAGCCTTAACTGCTTATTTCCAGGCTATACTTGCTCAGAAACAGTATCTGGATCTGTAAGCATACCACTATGTAGTCTTCCTGGAATATTTGGAGTTATACCAGTAGCTAACTACCTGTCAGGCACACCACACCGTTTTGGTACTGGCAGGCACATTGGAGTGGTGGCCTCAGGTAGCCCAACCCATGCCAACGACTATAACCGAAGTATTGCCATCTACAACTTTGCTAGATTTGCTACTTATGGAACATTATGGGGTCTAAATCCTGCAGATGCTAAACACAGCACCATAACACCACTGGCTAGTACCAGTTGGCAGCAAACCATCGACTATGTGTTAGGCCTAGATGTTGTAATCTCAGTAGACACCTCAATTGTGCACCTAGCTGGCACACTAGGCAAGCCCTGTATCATGATGCAGCCTAGTCGTGACACAGACTTCAGATGGGGGCTGCCAGGCGTACAGAACCCCTGGTACAGTTCAGTATACGTTGTAGACAACTACAACGACTGGGACACCACACTGGCAAATGCAGAACGGTTACTAGCGCTATGTTAAATATAAGCAGAGATGATGTAAGTGGTGACTTAATCACAGAGTTTGCAGCTAGTACTAGGTTTATTAAGCTGTCAGTCGCAGCTTACCTTCGGCTGTTACCTGCTGTTGATGCAGTTACCTATGCCAGATCAACTGCTTGGGACGAGCTTAACAGACCCCAAACTGCACTGATTAACGCTGTCAACAGCCCCCGTTACCGTTTCATATGTGCAGCACTAAGCCGCAGGTTGGGCAAAACCTACATAGCCAATGTGATAGGACAACTGGTAGTACTAGTACCTGGCTGTAACGTGTTGATTATGTCACCCAACTACAGCCTAAGTGCCATCAGTTTTGAACTACAGCGCAAGCTGATCAAGAGCTTTGACCTAGAGGTTGAAAAGGATAATCTTAAAGACAAGGTTATAGAGTTGGCTAATGGGAGCACTATCAGAATGGGATCAATCTCAACTGTGGACAGCTCAGTTGGACGCAGCTATGACTTAATTATATTTGACGAGGCTGCACTCAGCAGTGGTGGCAAGGATGCATTTAATGTAGCACTACGTCCCACACTAGACAAGCCTAACAGCAAGGCCATATTTATTAGCACGCCTCGCGGCCGCACTAACTGGTTCTCAGAATTCTTTGACAGAGGCTTTAGTGCAGAATATCCTGAGTGGGTAAGTATTCAGGCAGACTATACTGAGAATACCAGAATGACAGAGTCAGACGTAGCAGAAGCTCGTCGCTCAATGAGCAAGGCTGAGTTCGCTCAGGAGTATATGGCGTCATTTACCACATTTGAGGGTCAGATCTATGTGGACTGGCAGGACAGTTACATAGCAGAATTTACGGCCACAGACGGCTGTGAGTATATAGCTGGCATGGATCCAGGTTACAGAGATCCCACAGCCCTAGTAGTCGTAGCCTATGATCCACGTCTGCAACAATTTCATGTGGTAGACGAGTACCTGGAGTCACAGGCCACAACTGCTGAGCATGCTGAGCAGTTCAAGCAGCTGTGTAGTCGCTGGTCAGTTGAAACTGTGTTTATAGATAGTGCAGCTGCTCAGTTTGCCAGTGACCTAGCCTACATCTACGACATTAGCACTATTAAGGCTAAAAAGCAGGTGCTGGAAGGCATTGCCTATGTTCAGACCATTGTAGAGTCTGGCCGGCTTAGGGTCGCTCCACACTGCACACATACACTGCAAATGCTGAACGGCTATCGCTGGAAAACTGATGCAGCTAGCGGCATCGAGCGTCCAGACCATGACCGCAACAGTCACATTGCAGATGCACTCAGATACGCACTGTACACCTACACACTATAACTTTTACAGCCCACCTACGCCGTCTGTGCTGGTGGGCTAACAGCGTTACAACCAGCACCAAAAATTTAGTTATTGACACCATGCTGCTATCATGATATAATATAGTAGTAAAAAATACAGCTGGATAAAAATGGCAGCAAACACCAACAACCGTATTCCAGTAAAGTGGGTGCGTGATCGTGCCAAGGCAGCATATGACAAAAAAGACAGCTGCTACATCTGTGGAACCAGTCAAGAACTGGAGCTACACCATACTCACTCTATTACTCTGTTACTGAATGCCTGGTCACTACGTAAGGGCTATGATATTAGCACTGATGCAGGCATACTCGCAGTTAGAGATGACTTTATTACAGATTACCATCAAGAGATTTATAAGGATGTTTACACACTATGTCGTAGCCATCACATAAAGCTACATGGCATATATGGTAAAGCACCATCTTTAGCCAGCGCCGTAAAGCAGAATAACTGGATTGAGATACAAAAGTCTAAAAGTACACACACTGGTACCGCCAGTGTGCGTGGTAATTTTGGGCGTTTCTACTAGGAACACTATGGCATGGTACAATAAAATAACAGGGCTCTTTCAGAAGCTGAACCCTGCACAAGAAACAATTAGATATCAAAGCGGTACTAACGTCAGTACTGATGCTCTTGCTACATACAAAGATGCATTTATTAAGTTAGAGACAGTTAATAGAGGTACTAATTTAATTGTTAATGCCTGCGCCAGTTTAGACTATGATATTAAAGATAAAGTAATAGAGGGAGTTGTAGTAGGTGTAAGACAGAAAAGTCTATACAACTTACTGAACTATCGCCCAAACCCCTACCAAACAGTTAACGAATTCAGATGTAATATATTTACTGACTTTATCCTAGAGGGTAATATATTCATGTACTATGATGGTGTGTTTCTATACCACCTGCCTGCCGCAAGTGTACAAACCATAACAGATCCCAAAACATTTGTAGCAGAGTATACCTACAATAGCATTGTACATTTCAAGCCAGAAGAAATAATTCACATTAAAGACCTGTCCAGTACTTCAGTATATAGAGGTACTAGCCGACTAGCTAGCGCTGACAGAAATATCAAGATACTGTATAAAATGCAGACTTTTCAGGAGCAATTCTTTGAAAATGGTGCAGTTGCCGGAATGGTACTAACTACAGACAACACACTAAGTCAGGTAGCCAAAGATAAAACAATAGCACAATGGGTTACCAGATACAGCCCTAAAAACGGTGCTAAACGTCCCATGATTCTTGATAGCGGGTTAAAACTTAATCCTATTAGCTCTGCAACATTTCAAGAAATGGATTTTGATCAGAGCATTAAAACCCACGATATTAAAATACTAAAAGCACTAGGTGTGCCACCTATCCTGTTGGATGGTGGTAACAATGCCAACATTTCGCCAAATCTCAGATTACTATACCTGGAAACTGTAATGCCTATTGTAAACAAATACGTTGCAGCAATAGAGCGTTTCTTTGGTTACGATATAGCCCCTATTACTGCTAATGTATCAGCACTGCAACCAGATTTAATAGATGTAGCTGATTATCATACTAAATTAGTAAACGCAGGTATTCTTACTCCTAACGAGGCTAGAATTGAACTGCGCTATGATAAACTAGCAGGAAATGATGATATAAGAATACCAGCTAATATTGCTGGATCAGCGGTTGATCCCAGTGTGGGGGGAGCTCCGAAAACACCGGAACCGCAATAAGGAGTTACATGGATAAAACAAAAGTATTATATATAAATAGTGCTTTTACTAAAGAACTGCCGGCTGCCACAGACAAGATTGATTCAATTTTTATTGAAGGCTATGCCTCTACAGTAGATGTTGATAGACAAGGCGATGTAGTACCAGCAAGCGTGTGGGAAAAGGGTATGCAAAACTACCTGAAGAACCCAATCATTCTATCTCAGCATGATCACGATGACCCTATTGGTCGCATGGTTGAGCACAAGCTAGACGCTAAAGGACTTTACATAAAAGCAAGAATTTCAGCGGCTGCTGAAGTTTTTAGTCTAATTAAGGACGAAGTCCTTACAGCTTTCTCAATAGGGTTTAGAATCCTAGATGCAGAATACAACTCAGCCGCCGAAGTATTTTTAGTAAAAGAACTAGAGCTAATTGAAATTTCAGTAGTTTCAGTACCCTGTAACCAAAATACTTTATTTAACCTGTCTAAGGCGTTTTCAGACGCTGAAGAATACAATAGTTTCAAAGCTCAATTTATACCTAAAGCCGAATCAGCTAAAGGGCTAGAATCTCTCTCAGATAAAAAGAGCGCAATCACAAAGGAATGGAAAATGGATCCAAAAGAATTACAAACTATGCTTGACGCTGCTGCTAAGTCTGCGGCTGAACAAGCTACTAAGGCTTTGCTTGACAGTCAAGCAGCTACAGCTGCTGTTGCAGCTGCAGAAGCTAAAGCTGAAGCTGAACTTAATACTCGTGTAGAAAAAGCTGTTGCTGCTTCTATCAAGGTTGGTGAAAGCGGAGCAGAAAAGCTACTAAAAGATATTGAAGCTCGTTTTGCTGACGAAAGCACAAAATCCAGCAAAATGCTTGATGACCTGCATGGCGCACTAAAAGAGAAAGCTGCTGAAATTGCTGCTCTTCAAAATAGCAAAATGCAATTTAATAGCGACAAAACTACTGGCGATTACGCAGAACGTGAAAAAGCCGTGCTGTTAGCCAAGATGCAAAATAAAGCTATTGGTGATACTAAGTATGGTACAGGTATAATTGAGAAAACTGGTGCTCACCTACCAAGTGCTACATGGGAACTAGAAGTATCCATGAACATGGAAGCCGAGGTACGTCGTAGATTAGTTATTGCTCCATTACTACGTAACGTTGCAATGAAAACCAATGTTATGACTATTCCTGTGAATCCAGAAGCTGGTGATGCAACTTGGATGGCTAACAGCAGTTTTGGTACTACTGCTAGTGCTGGTGCTGCTCAGACTCATGCACTAAAAGAAATTACTTTAAGTGCATTTAAAGTCGCCTCACTAGAGTATGTGGCTTACGAGGAAGAAGAAGACGCCTTAATGGTTATACTTCCAATTGTTCGTGATGGCATGATTCGCCGTGTTGCTCGTGCAGTTGACAAAGCTTACCTAATTGGTGCCGGCAGTGGTGCTGATCCAGTCAAGGGTCTAGCCCTATATGACGCAACTTCTGCAGTAACTGCTACACAAGCAGGTGTTGCTACTATTGCTAACATGCGCGCTCTACGTAAAGACTTAGGTGCTTGGGGTCTTGATCCTGCCGAAGTTACCTATGTGGTTTCTACAGAAGTATATTACGACTTACTAGACGATACCTCTTTCCAAACCATGAATCAAGTTGGTGTACAAGCTACACTATTAACTGGTCAAGTTGGCAGCATCGGTAATAGTCCAGTGTTAGTAAGCTCAATGTTCCCATCAAAGCCTGCTACCGGAACTAGTAGTACTACTACTAATTATGGTGCTATTGCTTTTGCTGCAGGCAACTTTATTGCTGGTAATCAACGTGGTCTACGTTTTGATACACAAGACATGGCTGAAACACAGCGTCGTGTATTAGTAGCTAGCCTACGTACTGGTCTTCAGCAAGTTACAACTAATCTTGGTCAAGGCGTATCAGTATTCCGTTGGATAACTTAATGTAAAATAAAGAGGGAAGCTTCGGCTTCCTTCTTTTATATGCTTAGTGTACTAGGCATATAAAAGAATAAAGGAACAAACATGGGACTAGACTTAATTACAAGAACCGAGTACAAGACCTATGCAGGAATTTCCAGTACTAATAGTGATGCAGTTTTAGACGTACTAATACCTAAAGTAAGCGACCTAGTAAAAACCATTTGTCGTCGTAGTTTTATTGACTATGTAACTGAGTATAAAACAGAATATTTTGAGGGTGGAACAGCTAGTTACATGCCAGAAGAGTGGCCCGTAATTTCAGTTTACGGTCTAGAAGTATCAAAAGACTATGGAAGCACATATACAGAGTTAATAGAATTTACTGATTATGCACTTAATAGGGCCAACGGATCTATTCGCTATATTAACAAGGATTTTCCCATACTAATAAATGGTTACAAACTTACCTATAATGCTGGATACGAAACTATTCCTGCAGATCTTAAATTAGCTGTATTAGACCTAACTAGTTACTACCTAAAGAATGACAGTGCTGTGCACGCAACTGGTTCAGCCCAACCCAATACTATGCAGGTAGAGTATATTACTACCACTAACCTGCCAGCAAATATTAAACGTGTGTTAGATTTACATACTGCGAGTTATGCTTAATGTCACTTATACCACAAGCAGTATTAAATAAGTGCGAAAAAATAGCACTATCTACTACAGAGGGGTTCAGAAATTCACTAGATAAAAACATTCACTTAGTAGATATATCTTTTAGTGCTCTAAAGTCTTCTGATCCAGATATTACTGAGGAAACTTATTCTTTACTAATACAGGAATTTCAGATAGCTTTTAGTACCAATACTTACAGCAAGTTAGATAAGGCCATAAAACAAATTAAATTAGCTGCTAGAGGTAATGTAAGTTTAGTAATTGATCGTGAGTATGGTATATACGTACTAGGACCCTCTTATAGTTCAGTTCAATCAAGAATAAGTAACATTATTAAGAATGTAAACAGTATACAGTCTAAGTTTACTGGCAAAGATGAAACCGGTAAAACTGTAGCAAATATAGGACACATGCCAACTACTAATATTGGTGGTGCAAGAAGCCCCCTAGAAGAAAAACTTATAAAGTTATTTAACAGCGTGCCACTTTCATCTGCAGCTGCTGAGGTTATTGGCAGCCAGATATCAGAACTATATAGTTTACACGAATTTGGAGCTGAGTACTCTTTTACTAGACCAGATTTTAATACTAAGCAATTTAATAAAATATTGGGTGGTATAGTAGTAGTGGTAACACTACAAACCCAAACCTTAAATAATGAGATAAGTAAGTACGAAAAACTTATCTCCAAAAGAATTACTGAGTATGTTAGTTCTCGTGAGTTTGTTAATGATATAATAGTAACACCCGGTTCTAATAGCATAGTGCAAGACATTGAACTAGGAATAATAGCTAATTTAACTAATAAGCACTCTACCAGTAAACACGTAAAAAAACCTAGTGCAAAATCACAATTAGATACAGGTAAGCCTAAAGTATCTTCTAGTAAAGTAGTCAGTAATTTATCTAAAGCGGCTAGTACTAAGCCTACATACTCATTAATAAGCCTACAAAACTTAATTAACCAAAATTTACAAAGTGTAATTAGCGCTAACATGGGTGATGGTAGTAGCAGGAACATATTAAATCTCAAAACCGGACGCCTAGCGGCGTCAGCCAGCGTACAACGCATGAGTGAGAGTAGGGCCGGCATGATTACAGCTTTTTACAACTATATGCGAAATCCCTACCAGACATTTGAACCAGGTTATGCTCAGGGCAAGCCTGTTTCCCGAGACCCTAAGCTGTTGATTGCAAAATCAATCAGAGAAATTGCTGCACTAAAGGTAGGTAATCGTTTGAGAGCTGTATCACTATGACCAAAAGAACAAGTATTTTAAACGCAATAGTAACCAAGCTTAAAACACTGGATGGCTCACAGTATAAGAGCAATATAAGCAATAATGCATTTGCCAAACTCAAGTTCTGGGACGAGGTCCGAGACTTTCCAGCCATCTACTCTAGTCCAGGTTCAGAGCAACGAGAGTACCTGCCGGGTGCATTTACTTGGGCACACCTAGGTATCAGCCTAAAGGTATACTGTCGCGGTGAAGACGCCCAGGCCCAATTAGAGCAACTGCTAGAGGATATTGAATCGGTCATAGATGCTAATCGTGTGCTAGTTTATGATAGTGTTAACAACTACGAAACAACTGAAATATTGGTTGTCTCCATAACTACTGATGAGGGCTTATTGGCCCCGTATGCAGTAGGAGAAATTAACTTACAGGTACGATATCAGTTAATGTAATTACTATGACAATTGGAATATATAAATTAGAATTTGCCGGTACGTCTATGTGTTACATAGGGCAATCATTAAATATACAGACTAGATTTAAACAGCATTTAAACCTAATGCGTAAACAAGAGTCCAGTATTAAGCTCAATAAAGCATACCTAGATTATGGTAATCCTGTACTAGAAATATTAGCAGAATGTAATCAGAGTGAGTTAGATACTTTTGAAAAAGAAACAATAGAAATATTTGATTCAGTAAATAAAGGGTTTAATGTTAATCTATCTGCAGGCGGTAAAAGTTCTATAATAGGCCAAGAGCACCACAATTCATTGTATACTAATTCTCAAATATATCAAGTATTACGTATATTAGTTAATAGTCCGGAATTTAACTTCCAAGAAATTAGTAATATTACTAAAGTATCTAAAAGCGTTATTGCTGGTATAGCGTGTTTGCAACAGCATAAATGGTTGCAAGTAGAGTGCCACAGTGAATATTCAAAACTAAGCAAACAGTATTTATCTGGGTTACGTAGCAAAACTACTAAAAGAGGTATAAAGTTACAAGAGTATATTCTAATATCCCCAGAGTTAGCGTTATATACTGTGACAAACACAAGAGAATTTGCAAAAATGCACGGATTAGATCACTCACATCTAAATAAAATTCAGGCAGGATTACGAAAATCTCATAAAGGCTGGAAATTACATCAAGCCTAATTTTAGAGCAAGAGCTCATTATATATTTAATATCTATTAGAACAGATAAATATCTAGTTAATATATTTAATTAAATATACTCATAATATAAGGATAAATTATGGCGACCTTTAATTTAGTACGCAATAGTCGCGTATTTTTCACAACAAACGTAGCAGCTGGCACAGGCATTGTGGCTGCTAATGGTTTCTCAGTAACTAATTCACAGGAACTTCAGGTACTTGACGGATTTACATTCTCGCAGGCTACTAACGCAGACACTGTTACAATCAGTGAGGCAGGTGCAACTCCTACCAGGGGTCAACGCAGCTTTAACACTAGCTTGGGTACTGTAGATTTCTCCTTCTCTACCTATATGCGTCCACGTTTAGCTGGCACACTGGTTAAGTGTGAGGAATCTCCCTTATGGAATGCACTACTAAGCAATACTGCTTTAAATCCAGTTACTCCTGCTTCTGCTGTTACAACTATTAGTGCCGCAACTATATCAGGATCACTACTTACCTTAACAGGTACAGGCTTTACAGCTATGACAGTCGGTGACGTTGTTGTAGTTAAAGGTGTAATTGGCCAAAATGCCAGTCAATATAATACTGCTATCAAAATTGTAACTAGCACTACTACAAGTATTACTGCAAATTATATTGTTACTCCTAATCAAAGTACTTCAGCTATTTCAGCAGGTAGTTGGACTAGTGCAGTAACATTTAATAAGACTGCATGGAATGAACATATTGCAATAGCTGCTGATACAACAGGTATTATAACTGCCTACTCAGAAGTTACCAGTGCGCTATCCAATAGAAATACCCTGTTACCATTTGGCATGATCATGACCATAGATGGTGTTACCTATGCCATTGATAACTGTGCACTTGACCAAGCTGTCATAGACTTTGGCTTAGACGGTATTGCCATGGTTGCCTGGACTGGTAAGGGTACTGCACTACGTCAATTAAGTACTAATGTAACCTATAGTGCAGCAGCGGATCCTATACTATCAGTTGGATTGACAGGTACAATTGCTGGTAAGAATACTACTGCTGGTTTTATTACCAACAAGCTGTCAACAGTTACCCTGGTCAGCAACATTGGTGGAGCAAGTGGTACAGCATATACCTTAGCACTAACTGGTGGATCAATTACTATTGCTAACGGCATTACCTATGTGACGCCTGCAAATCTAGGTGTTGTAAATGTACCAGTAGGTTACTATACAGGTACCAGAGCAATTACAGGCAGCATTACTGCCTACCTGCGTACAGGTACTACTAATACAGCAGGCTTACTAAGCACACTGTTAACAGCTGCACCAACTGCAGCAGGTGTAGAACCTAAATTTAAACTGCAGGTTGAAATTGGTGGAGCAACTGCTGCAACTCGTATAGAAGCACAAATTGATGGTGCTATGATTCAGATTCCTACAATTGATGCACAGGCAGTAATGAGCACTACCATTAACTTTACAGCTCAAGGCAGTAGCAGTGTACAAGCCGATAATGTTTATGACATTGAAAACACCAATGACATAGAGATTCGCTACTTCTCAGCAGCTTAATTTTTTCCCCTGGCACCGGTTTGATCACCGGTGCCTCTTTTTTCTCAGTCTTAAAATATAATTAAAGGACAACAAATGGCAGAAACCATGAACGCGGCAGTTACTTTAAAATCTCTATTAGTACCGTCAAAAACGGTAGAAGTAGAGTATCCAGGTCTAAACAGCTTTAAAATTAATGTAGTATTTCTTTCACGTGAAACCCTAGTGAACATGCGCAAGAAGGCTACCAAAACCAGCTACAAGAATCGTCAACCAGTTGAAGAGTTGGATGACAAATTATTCCTGCAACTGTATGTTAATGCCTGCATTAAAAATTGGACCGGACTTAAACTCAGCTACCTAGAACAGCTTGCTCCAGTAGACATGACAGGACAAAATCCTGATGCAGAACTTGCTTATAGCCAAGATGACGCCCTATCCTTGATGCAATCTAGTGCTAATTTTGATGCCTTTATTTCAGAGACTGTAACTGAACTATCAAATTTCACGAAGACCAGTACCGCCAAGTAAGCCAACAAATAGAATCCTATTTTCAAAACAGTCAGTTAGGCATGACCAAAGACTCATACTTTGAAATGTGTGAGACACTAGGCAGCGAACCCATAGAGTCTGAAATACCTGTCGAGTATGAAGACCTATTAACAGATGTTCAGGAAGCCTTGAACATCTACTATAAACTAAGGGATGAATGGGATACAATGAATGGTAACTATATGGGTAAAAATTATAGTGGAATACTAGATATTTTTACTATATTGCAGGTACCGGTCCAAGATCACAGAACTATGTTTGATTTAATAGGTTTAATTGATCGTCATCGTTCAAAGATGATTGCTGATAATAAACCTAAAAGCAGTAAGTAATAGAGCCCCTATAGCGCAAGTTATAGGGGCTTTATTTTTGTGGGTACTAAAAATTTAGTTATTGACATTGAGTTGTATAGGTGATATAATAGGGGTTAGTAATAATACCATGTATAAATTTATATGGTTAAAGGGAGAATATATGGCAACAGTAAATGTAGAAGTAAAAGTTGAAGCCCCAGGCCTATCTAGTGCCAATA